AGCCGGTGGCCGCCGAAAACGTGATCCCGTTTATGGCGTTGGACCCGGTCGAGATCAGGGGCCGATTCGAGCCCGTAGGGATCGTGCTGTGGTTGGTGACATAGCCTATGAGGCTGCTCTGGTAGTAACCGGCGGTCACCGAGGGGGCCAGCGCTGAGGTTATGTTGTAGGTACCGGACGCGACGTAGATGGTCTGATCGGCAACAGTCATGGCGGCTATCCCCTGGGCTATGGTCAGGAACCCGCCGCCCATCCTCCCGGTCATGCCCGTGGCCCCGGTGGTGCAGCAGATGGCGTTCACGCTCCATGTATTGACGGACGTGTTGACGGTCGTGACCTCGTATCTCCCGGGGGTAAAGCCAGTGCCGCCCGTGATATTGACGATGTTCCCGACGTCGGTTGCGGCCACGGTGTAGCCCGTGACCGTGAAGGATGAGCCTGTCTTGTAGGTGGCGGTGATGGTCGAGCCGTTAAAGACGACTTGGGCGGCATTCTGCTGGCTGTAGTCAGTGCCCCCGGCACCGACGGTGTATCCGCCACCGTTGGAGTCGCTGCCCCCGGTCCTGACCTCCCACGCCACCGCGCTGGTGAGTGCCATCTCAGTTCACCGGTTGGAAGAATTGGGGATTTCCGGTCACGAAGTTGCAGGCGACGTAGACGCCGAGATTGCTCATGTCCTGGAACGGGGCGACGCCGTCTCCCTGCAACGCGTCTCCGACGGATACCCCGTCCTGGCCCGGGTCGGCGATGACCTTGTACTGGATCATCAGATGGCCTCCTCTGAGTAGGCGACGCTCTGGTTCGGGGTCGCGACACCGTAGATCGCGCCCGTGCAGTAGAGGGCGAGTGGGTACCCAGCCAGGCCCTGTAGGAGCTGGCCCGTGGTCGTGGTGACGGCGCTGCCCCCGATGAAGACATTGGTGGTCCCGAGGTTGGTGATGACGATGCGCTTGCGGCTGGTGTTCGCGGCGATGATAAGCGTCGGCGTGTTCCCGACCGAGACCTGGTTCGTGTTCAGAGTCGAGGCCCGCTGCGTCGTCACGACCGCAGCCGGGTCCGTCGCCGCCGCCGGGGTCGACGCGGGCTTGACCGCCATGGACGTGACGGATGTGGCGCCATCAGTGATCCTCAGGGCATTGGCCACATAGATGCTGGTGGGGTTGTTGGAGAACACGACCCTGACCGCAGCGGTCCCGGTCCAGGCCGCGATGGCACGGACCCTGATATGGGTCTTCCCGCCCATGTTCGCCGAGCCAATGACGTTGGTCGTGAACGACGACAAGAACAGGGACGAACTTATTATGTGGAGCGAGTGCGAAACGTAGGTCACGCCTCCGTCGTCCGAGGTCTCGACCTGGATCGTCCCCGTCCACGTACCGGAGACGTTGACCTGAGCCGTATCGTAGGAGTATGTCCCAACGGGGAAGATCGCCGCAGAGCCCGTGGTCGGAGTCCCTGAGTACATCGTCTGGTTTAACGAGCTTGTTATGGCCACGACCGTAGCGGTCGTAGCCGTATCCTGCGCGGTTATGTTCACGGGGGCGGATACCGGGACATCCACCGTCTGAGCCGCGACCGTCCCCAGGGCGTTGGTGCCAGCAGGCAAGGGGCTGTTCGGGCTCATGGCCACGACCATGGACGCGTCCGCTGCCGCCGCTGGCGTGCTCGCGGGCTTGATGACCATGGTCTGGACCGCCAGCGGGTTCGAGGTGTCGCACAACCTCAGGGAGTTGGCGATGTAGAAGAGCGTGGGGTTGTTCGAGACCAGGCAGGATACGGTCGCGGTCCCGGTTATGGCGGCGATGGCCCTGACTCGGATATAGGACTTGCCCCCGACATTGGCCGCACCGAAGATGTTGGCCGTGAACGAGGACGCGAGTATCGCGGTCCCACCGACGTGGAGGGATCGGGTGACCCAGGTCGTGCCATCCCCTGAGACTTCCACTTGCAGGGTCCCGGTCCAGGTCCCCGTGATCTCCAATTGAGCGGTTTCGCACGAGGGCATCGCGAATGTGGCCGCGCTCCCCGCAGTTGGGGTCCCGGAGTACCAGGTCTGGCCGTCCGCGACTACGGTCGAGGTCGACCCCGTGTCCTGGACCGTTATAGTCTGCGAAGCCAGGGCGACGTCGGCCTGGGTATTCGCTGTCACCGTCCCCGAGACCGGCTGACTGGCCGGGAAATTAGAGACCGAGACGGAGCCGCTGACGGTGGCGTTCAGGTTCGCGGCATTGAGCTGCACGACCTCGTTGCGCTGGACCGGGGACGCGGCGACGATCCCGACGCTGATCGGACCCGAGGTGAAGGCCGTGGCCGTGGCCCTGATCTGCATGAACGACGCGATGTTGATGACCTTGTACGAGCCGTTGGCTGAGATCGCGTTCTGGACCGCGTAGGTCCCGGTGGAGCCCGTGTTCCCGACCAAGGACAGCCAGGTGGCTCCGTCTGCGGCCAGGCCCTGCAACGCCAGGGTCCCGGCCCAGGTCCCGGTGACGGTGAAGATCGCGGAGCCGCAGCCGTGGATCGGGAGGGTGACCGAGCCATTGAGGGCGGTGATCGTACCCGACGCGCTGAGGTCTGCGGAGGGTGACTGGACGTAGTCCGAGGCCATGACCACGGGCAGGGACGCGGCCATGAGAGCCTGGCCCAAGGCAACTGAAGAACCGCCAATTTCCGTTATATTCTGAGACCAGGGGGCTCCGCCCTGATTTGCTGTGATCGTCCCCGAGACCGGCTGACTGGCCGGGAAATTAGAGACTGCCACGGTCCCAGACACGGGCAGTGCCGTCTGATTAGAGGCAATAACCACGGGCAGGGACGCGGCCATCGCGGCCTGGCCCAGGGCTATGGGAGCGCCACCGACCTCTGCCAGGTTCTCGCTGACGTCGAACGAGCCTCCGGCGATCGTGACCGGGATCGCGGCCTGCGTCGCGCTGACGGTCACGACCTGGGCGTTCACGGCGCCCACGGGGATGATCGATCCCAGGGTTCCGCTCGCCCCGTCCTTCAGGGTGACGGCCCCGACCGAGATCGAGCCGCTGAATGTGGCGTCGACCGAGAGCTGACCGTCGACCCAGTTTACGGGCTTGAACTGGCTGCTCAGGGGGTCGTAGGCGAAGACCTGCACGTGCTTGGGGTTGTCTGAGCCCTCAGGCAGGGGCAGGGGCACGTTGGGGGTGTTCACATTGGACGGGGCCGTCGGGGTGAACTGCGTCGGCACCTGTTTGGGAACGCCGTCGTAGTCCCCGGGTGCGAAGAACGGTGCTGGCAGCGAATCCGTAGGCATGTGAACACCCCCTATGCGTCTATTCGATGATCCCGGACTCGACTCCGGCCCTGCGGATGATCCCGGCCCCGACTGTGGCTGTGGCCGTGGCCGCCTCAGGCGCGCCGTTGACACTGCCGCTGCGGATCAGCTCCGTCGGCTTCGCCGAGGTCTCCTCGGAACCAGGGATCAGCTCCCCGGAGTCCGTGCGGTTTCCCAGGAGGATGTCGGCGCGGAGCTTGGCCGCCTTCGCGATCTCCGGGTCCTTGTTGGCCATCCAGTCTTCCAGAGCGCTCATGCTCGATGAGTCGCTGATGTCGCGGATCAGGTTCTGCCTGATCCGGTCCTGCATCTCGGCCTGGGTCGGCATACCGGTGTTCACCGGCGCCGGGCCCTTGGCCGCTCCTTCCCCGATGTCCAGGAGATGGCCCGTCCTGATCAGGGACGCGATCTCGTGCGCAGCGTCCACGACCTGGGATTTGCGGAAAGCCGTCCTCAAATCCAGAACCTGCCCGGGTCCTATCTCGATGCCGTTGAGCATCGACAGAACGATCTTCGAGTTCCTCGTCGCGTTCTTGATCACCGTATAGACCCGGCCCTCGTTGTCCCAACCGTCCGATCCCGCTGATGTCGGCATGTTCATGCCCTCCTTGAATTTTTTTGTTGTAAGTTGACTTTCGCCGGGGTGTCTCCCCTATCCACTGCCTCACGTTTGCGGACTTTGCCCGGGGCCCCTCGCGGGGCCCCGGGCTTTTCAACCGCCCTCGTTTAGAACGGAACGAAGGTGGGTTTGCCCGTGACGTTGATCCGGGAGCAGGCGCGGGGGTTGACCACCGCGATTCCCAGTTCCTCGTACACGACCCAGCCCAGGCGCAGGCGCTCGGGCTTGTCCGCAGGGATGACGTTGACGTCCTGGCGGATCGGGATCACGCCCGTGAACTCGGGCTCGGCGATGACCCAGATGGTCCCGCGCGGCACGATCTTGGAGACCAGGATATCCAGGGTCCAGAGGTGGCCGACGAGGCCGGTCTGGAGGACTTCCCGCTGGGTCACGGGATCGAACTGATCCCGCCCGAACTTCATGAGGTCGGAGTACTCGGAGAAGTTCATGACGAACTTCGCGGGCACGAGGTCCCATTTCCCGATCTCAGCGAGGCCGCTGACCAGAGCGTCTCGGGTCAACTGGTTGGCCACGGTCGTCTCGGGGTTCAGCAGGTTGCTGGACCGATCGATGGCGTTGAAGACGTTCCGGTCTTCCTCGGCCATCAGATCGAGCTTCGCGCGCTGCTGGGCGCGGTCGATCAGGTTGTAGCGGCGCTCCTTGACCTGACTGAACCGCACCTGGGGGTAAGACACGATCTCCCAGGTCCCGACGGTGATGCGCTCGCCCTCCACGATCGAGTCCGGCGCGGAGCCGCGCTTGGAGACCACGATCACGGGGATTTTCACGTCCTTGTCGTAAACCGGCAAGGCGCCCTGAGGCAGGGGGTCCACGACGAGGAGCTTCCGTCCGATGCCTTGATAGTCCAAGGTCAAGCGGATCGGGTTGGCCATGCTGCTGGCCAGCGCCATGCGACCGGCTTCGGTCTTCAGCGCTTCCTCGATCAGGAACTCCTTCTGCTCGGGGGTCATCGTTGCTTGTGCGTTCATGCTGACCTCCTCCTTCGATGCGCGGGCCACTGGCCGTCCGGGCCCGTCGCGGTGCGACGTCTGCGTCTGCGGCGTGAGACTCGTCTCAGGTCAGCTCTAGCTGACCTGCCAGTGGAAGCCCAGGAGCACTCCGTTGGCCAGGTCCGGGACCTGGAAGACGTGTCCGACCCTCTTCCCCGTGCTGGTGACCGGGGGTCCGGCGCTGTAGCCTGCGGCCTTGGTCCGGTCGATGGTCAGCAGCCCCCGCACCGGATCGGCGACGCCGGTGCCAGCCACGACGTAGAGGTCCAAGCCCACGAGGTACGGAGCGTTGGCCGGAGTCAGGTCGAACTGGTCCGTGAAGTAGTCCCCGAAGAAGGCGTAGTACGTCGCCTTCCCGGACTTCAGCGTGTCGATGAAGGAATCCGCGAAGATTCCCTCGGGCTGCGTGCCATCGGAGATGGTCACAGCCAAAGTCCCGTCGGTCTCGGACACGAGCTGGGCGATCTTGCCCGCCGCGAAGCCGAGTTCCTGCTCGCCGTAGGGCTTCTGCAAGCCCAAGGCCGAGGCCCCGAGCAGTTCAGCGGTCACGCCGCCGAACGCAGCTTCCACTCCGGAGAACAGCTTCTTGTCACCGATCGGAACGCCCTCATACATCCCTTGCGTTCTGAGCATTTCCGTTCCTCCTTACTCAGGCGTTGCCGCGCACTGTGCCGTCGGCGGCTTCCGCCCTATATCTCTCGCTTACGCCTCTGCCTTAGGAGTCGGGGGCACGCGCCACAGCGATCCCAGCTGCTCCTGCAACCCGCCGGTGCTGACGCTGCTGGCGGGGAGCACGGTCGCGGTCTTGAGGCCGCCACTGGCGGCGGCAATGCGGATCAAGTCCCGGGCCGTGGTCTTGCCCGCCTCCTTCTTCTCGCCGTCCTTGCCCTCCTCCTTCTTGTCCTCGGGCTTGGGCGCCGCGATCTTGTTCATGTTCTGCACGATCTCCGCCGTGGCCGAGAACGAGGTCTCGTCCCCGACCATGAGCTTGTCGATGAACGAGGCCTTCTTGTCCTCGTTGAGCAGGCCCTTGTCGATGGCGACGTCGGCCAGGGCCAGGGCCCTGGTCGCCTTCGCCCGCATCTCCATGTCCTTCTGGAGCGCGTCGCTGCGGTGCTCCTGGGCGGCCACGGTCTTCTTGAGCGCGGCCAACTCCTTGGCCATCGCCTGCCGCTGCTCGTACTGCTTCACCAGCTCCCGGGCGAACTCGGCGCTGCCGTAGGCCTTGGTGTAGAAGGCCAGTAGGTCCTTGCCCTCCAGACCGGGGTTGTCCGCCGGTCCCGAGGTCAGGGCCTTATCCGGGGCAGCGGGGCGCGAGGTCTGGTACTCGTTGAAGGCGCCGGAGGAACCGGCAGCCTGCCGGACCATGGGCGAGACCCCGAGGAGCCTCGCGGTCTTGGCCAGGCCCTCGTACTTGACCGAGGCCAGCAGCTTCTTGCCGTAATCCCGGGTCGCGAACCAGGCGAAGGCTTCCGCCTGCTTCTGGGCGGTCTTTACCGGGTACGCGTCCGCAGCGCAGAGCTTGAGCACGGTCTCGCCGTTGCGCAGGACCTCCCAGTAGGAGGCCAGGACGTCGGCCTTGGCGGCGTCGGCCTTGGATGCGACCTTGAGGAGCTGGGCCTTCCACTCGGAGCCCTTGCGGAGTTCGTTGATCTGGGCGCGCCGGGTCCCGGCGTCGAGCTTGGTGTTGCTCGCGATCATCTCCACGGCCTCGTCCTCGGCCCCGAAGTCCATCGGGCCCTTGGCCCCGGGCAGACCCTCTCCGGCCTCGGGCTTGGGCGGGCCCTTCTTGTCCTCGGCTTCGGCCCCGCCCTCGGCCTTCTCCTCCGCCTTCTCGCCCTTCTCCTTCTTCTTCGCGAGTTCGGGGTGGCCCATCTCCTTGAGGAGCTTGATGATGGTCTGCTCCATGTCTTCGACGGTCTCGCCCAGGGCCTCAAGGAGGTCCAGGGTCTGATCGGCGGCGCCGGTGCCGTGGGGCTTGTCCTTGGACGACTTCACCTCCTCGTGGGAGTCCTCGGCCATCTCATTGATGTCGGGGAGGACGGCGGCGATGACGGCGAGGCGGTCCAGGGTATTGGCCATGGCCTCGGCGAAGGGCAGGCCCGTGCGGACGCCGGAGGCCTTGGCCAGCTCCTTCTCCCCCTTCTCGATCTGGGAGTTGAGGTTGTTCAGCTTCTCCTCGGAGCCCTTGTCCTCGGAGGTGATGCCTTTTAGCGCGGTCTTCCACTCGTTGACCTGCTTCCGGAGTTCGTCCCGGCCCTCGGCCTTCTGGAGCTTGCCCTCGTAGCCGGTGTCGGCGGCGGTCTTGACGGGACCGTACGCGGCCCAGAGGCGGCTCATCATCGGGCTGAACGGGTGCGTATCGTTCTTACGCTGGGCGTGCTCGGTGCTGATCTCGCCCTTGGTCTTCCCCGCCGCGCCCGCGAAGTCCATGTCGCTGGCCTCGTCCTTGTTGTAGTGGCGGCGCTTCAGGTGCAGCCGCAGCGCGACGTCGTCGGAGGCAATGACGTCCTGGAGCGCGGCCACGCGGGTAATGAGTTCGCGCTTCATCAGCGCGAGCGTCGGCAGCTTCTCCTGGAGTTCCTTATTGATGGGGCGATTCGTCGCGGGCTCCCTCTCGAAGCGGCGCTCGTCGGCCTTGTTCTTCTTCCAGTAGGACTCGGCCTCCTCGTCGCGGTTGTCCTCGTCGCGCTTGTAGCGCTGCTTGTTCTCGGGCATCGGCGCCACGGGCCGATCCTTCTTCTCGGCGGTGACGGCGGCGGCCTTCTCCGTGCCGCCGTCACCCATGGACGCTGCGCCTTCCTTGGGGTCCTGGGACGCGCCGTCGCCAGCGGGGTCGATCAAGGCGCCCTCGACTTTGGCGCGACGGGCCATTTCGGCCTTGATCGCGGCGACCACGTCCCTGCGCGAGGTCCTGCCGGAGAGGGACGCGCCCTTCTCGGCGCCGCCGTCGCCCAGGGTCTTGGCCGACTGCTGGGGGTTCTTGGCCGGGTCTCCGGAGACCTTGCCCTGGCCGCCGTCCTCGGTCTTGCCCGCACCGGGGTGCTCGCCGACTTCGGTCGCGGCCTTCCTGATCTTCTCGGCTCCGGAGAGCACGGCCTGGGCCCGGGCCACGATCTGGTCGACCTCGGCGCTGGCGTGCAGGGACTTGTAGGGGTCGGTGGTCCCGACCTGGGACTCGACCTGGGTCTCGACCGCCTTCTCGATGGCGGGGTGCTGCTTATTGCTCAGCATCTCGGCCTGGGTCTTCTCGACGCTGCCCAGGGCTCCATCATTGGACTTGTCCTGGGAGACTTCCTGTCCGGGGAGGCCCTCGACGGCAGCGGTCACGGCCCCGGCGATTGTCGCGGGGATCGCGGAGTTCTCGTTGTAGGGGTCGTTGGCGCGGGCCAACGCCACGAGATCGGTTGCGGGCACGTCCTGCCGGGCCGCAGCGGCGGCCATCGCCTTCACGTCCACGAGCTTCCCATCCCGGACTTCTCCGGGAGCGTTCGAGGCCTGGCTTCGCGTCACTTTCATGGTGTTGTCCCCCACAGTATTTTCTTGGCCGCTGGCTGCGGTCGCATCGGGGTTGCCCCCAAATTTGGCCTGGATGATCTTGTTGAGCATCCCGGACTTTTCGGCGATGACCTGGTGCAGCGGCTTCTCGTCCTTCATCTGCTCCTCCCTCAAAACAAAAAGCCAGCAACCTTGCGTGGTTGCTGGCTTGCTGGCTTGCTGGCTTGACCTTTCGGTCTCGCGCGCTCGCTGACTCGCTCGCGGGCGCCCTTGCCTAAGGGGCTACGACGGCGGTGTCATCTTACATAGCTTTGTTCAGGTATAGACCGCTGGTCTTCGGCGCAAAATTCATGGTGTAGACCTTGGACTCCCCGTTGGGGAGCCGCAGCGTTATCGTCTTCGGCAGATCGTAGATGTTGAGCACGATCTCGGTATTTTGGTCCTTGGCCACTTCCTCTGCCATATTATGTATCAAGTCCTCAATTTAGTCAAGCTACGCCAGGATGGCCTGCGCGATCCCCATGTCCAGGAGGTTGCTCACCTTCTGCCAGTCGCAGAGGCAGTTCTTGTTCAGCTCGGACTCGGCCTCGGCCAATATCTCGGCCATGCGCGCCTGGCCCTTGACCTTGCGCAGCGCCGCGATCTTCTCCAGGTGCTTGGCCTTGGTGTCGGCGCCGACGGTGACCCACGACTCCTCGATGAACTCGACGCCGCGATTGTCCTCGGCGGCGAGCACGTTCTTCCACCCGGTCTCGGGGCCGCTGTACTGCTGCCCCTTCCAGTTCTTGACATGGGGGCAGTACTCGGCCTCGTTGTGGGCGACGTTCGCGCAGATCGTGCAGATGGAGTAGGCGACGCGGCAGTTGTGGACGGCCATGCCGTTGGCCACGAAGGACTCGTCGCCTTCCACTTGAAGGTCGACGACTGGTCCGTAGTACTTGACGATCTCTTTGGACTTGATCGGTGTCCAGATGCACCCGTCCTGGATGAATTTGTTGTGGTGCGGCCTCTTGGGCTCCACTATGGAAACCTTAGAGACCGAAGAGAGCTTCTGGGAATAGGTGCATCCCACGGCGACCTGGAACTCCACGGTGTCCTTCCTCACGACGGAGTTCTTGGAGGGCTTGTGCTTCAAGACCTGGATGTTCGCGATGATCCCGCAGCGCGCGAAGATGGACTGGGCCTGACGCGCTAGGACCTCGGAGGAGGTTGAGTAATAGACCATCCCCGTCTTGGTCTGGAAGCCGTCGCCATTGATCATGGCTCCGAGCATCTCCATCTGGACGGAGGGGTCCCAGAGGGTGACCTCGTTGGACAGTGACTTGGTCTTGGCGCCCCGGCCCGCATGGTCCGTGAAGACCTTGGGCCAAACGCGATCGTGGACCTCCAGGTAGAGGCCGTTCCGTTCCTCGCAGACTCTGGCGTGGGCCTCTTTGCCCATGACCTTCTTGCAGAGGTTGGCGATCTCCTCGGCGATCTTCCCCTCATTGATGTTGAGGGCGAACCCCACCCCGGACATCTTCCCGTCCTGGGTGATGATCCAGCCCTCGGAGATGTAGTAGCCCAGGAGGCGCGCGAAATCCTTGTTGGAGAAGGTGCTGGGCTTCACCTCGGTGGGGAAGGGGATGCCCACGTAGTCGCCCACCTTTATGTCTGCGGCAGAGACGAAATTCGGGGAAACTTCGCGGGGCTCCAAGAGAGCGGTCCTATTCCTTTGGCGCTCGTACCCCGATTCCTCCATCCGCTTCAAGTGGCGCTGGTGGCTCATGCGGGAGCGCCACATGTTCTGCTCTTTCCTTCTCTGGGCCGAGATGGACCAGATGGGGTGGTCCCCCGTGAAGACCGTGGCGGTGAGGCCCTCGGCCTTGATCGAGACGACGGTGCCCTCGATCTGGGAGACCTGCACCGCCTTGACGATCTTGGGGCGACCGCAGTGGGTGACGACCTCGACCCCGGGGATCATGTGCCCGGCCATCACGGTCTCCCCGGAGGCCAAGAGAACGAGGGATTCGGGGTGGACGGCGCCCATCGATACGTCTGTGATGTATCCGCTGTCGATGCCCCGGACCAGCATCGGGTCCTTGGTCCGGTCCACGGCGAGCAGGAGTTCGACGCCCTTAACCCGATGGTTCGGTACCGCGTCGAGGATGATGCCGACGGCGTCAGCGACCTTGGAGTTGTTGTGGTCCTTATAGTTGCCTTTCCCGACGAAGGTCTGGTACACGCTCTTCCCCACCATACTGCCCTCTCGGATCAGGCGCAGGAGTTCGGGCTCGTTGGCGTCGTCCTTGGAGCCCCAGCGGAAGAGGTCGCCGTTCGTGTTCGGCCAGTCCCCGTGCAGGCCCATGACCCGGTAGAAGCTGAACTCGGGGTTCATCGGGGCCACGCGCTGGACGTTGATCGCCTTCTTGTAGTCGTCGAGGAGCGCCGCGTACTTCTGCGGGGCCTCGGCGATCTTCAGACCGAAAGCGGTGCGCTCCACGAAGTGGTGCTCGCACCGGGGCCGGACAACGCCCGCCGTCCGGAAGAGGGCGCACTCGGGGCAGGAGCCGTCGGCGCGCTCCACGACCTTGCCGCCGAAGGACGCGTACTTCAGCCAACCGCCGCTGGGGAGCGCGATCTGGTTCATAGGGGTTTCCTCTCGTTGGTGCTGCTGGGATTTATGATCATCCCGCACTTCGGGCAGAAGACGGTGCCGTCGGCGCTGGCCTGGGCCAGGACGCGGCAGTTCGGGCACGAGACGTTCAGTTCTGGGATCATAGGCTGGGCCTTGGACTTGGGGTCGACCCAGCCCGCCGCCGGATCGAAGCCCAGTACCTTTGACTCCTTCGGTGCTCCTTGCTTGATCATGCTCATATCATTGCAGACCGTGGCGCTTAACCCACTCCTCGTGGGGCACGAACTCGCCGGTGTCCTGGTCCAGGAGCCAGGGGCTGGTCTCTCCCTCCATGAAGGTCTTGAGCGGGACGAACTCGTTGCGCTTCGGGTCCCACTTCCACTCGATGTCCGTCCACTGGTTCTCCTGCTCGGGCAGGCCCAGTTCCTGGCGCTGATCCTCGGGCACGTCCCCGAGGTCGACCGGGGCCTCGGTCAGGCTCGGGTCGATGTCCCCGGGGACTACCGTCACCTGCTCGGAGAAGTCCAGCATCTCGTCCGTGCGGTTGATCTTGAAGAGGCGGCACTCGCAGTTGTGCACCGCGATCCTGTTGGCGATGTAACTCTGCGACCCCGCGACGGAGATATTGTGGACCATGCCAGAATACGGAACCCTGCCCACTGACCTAAGCATTGAGACCACGCTGTTGGCCGCGACCAGGACTCTGGAGTTGGTGTGCGGGGGCTTACCGACCCGGTCCCACGACCACCTGTTGAAGTGGATCAGATAGTGGGGGAACTTTTTAGTTGATCCGGCCAAGCGATCCTGAGGTCCGGTGGGGGTCATGGTCTCGTTCATTAACACCGGGACGTGCAGGCGATCCAGCATCACGTACAGTTGGTTCGCCAACTGCTTGGAGTGAGTGGTGATGTATATCCTCTGGGTCCTCCCGAGATATTTGTCCGAGAAATTCCGGTTGGATATGTGCCCGTCTCCCCGAATGAAGGCGTTGAGAAAAATTCTCTGTTTATCGATGGGCCACCTCATGGCCTCGGGTGCCATCTTCTTTTCACGCGCGCCGAGCCCGCCCAGTCCCATGAATATCTTGGTCCATTTTTTAGATGACCAGTAGACCACCGTGGCGTGCCCGTTCTTCCTGATCGAGAGATGGCTATCTTGCTCCAGGCGGGAACACAGAGCCCCTATCCTATTCGCGAAATCCATCTCATGCTGGCCTATGGTGAAGATCAGGGCTATCCTCTCTCCGGTGCCCCTGTTGAGCCTCGTGCAACCCTCGGCCATCCAGTACCCAAATAGTTCCACCTGCTCGTCCGTTAGATCGCACCCAGAATTTCCTGACACCGTTGGGAAATAGACCTTGTCGGATACACCCCTTTTTCTCCGAACGCCTGCTTCGAGGTCATCGGCTGGGACAAAATCCCAATCCGAGAACACAGTCCCGCCGGAATTAGCGTACTTCAAGTGGCCCTTCTGAGCGTAGACGCGATGGTTCGGTGTCAGCAATAGTTCCTTTCCGCCCCACGACAATAGGCTGACCAGGTCGCCCACGTATTTCCTCTTCGTCGTCCCCGTCACGAGGTGGGCCTCTCCGTCATGCCCAAGGACCGCGTCCCCTTTCCTGATGCTCTCTATCAAGCGAACAGAACCATCCGACATCATGATCTCCGTCCCCGGGGGCAAACAGTTGACGTGACTCATCGTGTACTTCGGGGCGTTGTGCCGCATGTTCTGGAGGAGCCAGTCGATCTTGAAGCGCTGGCCGTCCAGGGCGAAGCACGCGGGGCAGACGCTACCCATCTCCTGCCAGAGCTTCTCATTCTGCCAGGGCTCGAAGCCGTAGCGCCACTCCACCTCGCGGAAACCGGCCTTGAGGAAGTCCTGGAGCACGAACGCGCTCATGTCGTCGCGGGCGGTCGCCAGCTTCCGGACCAGCACGGATTCGGGGAGCGCGAGCCTGATCGGCGCGCGCTCTACTGCCCTGTGCGGGTAGATGATCGGGTTCATTTGGCTGGGGGTTCCTGCTGCGGGGGCTGCTCCTGCCCGCCCTTGACCCCGGAGAGGTAGTCCATCAGGGCCTTGCCGTCCAGAATCTTCTCCACGTCCCAGGCCGCCGGGTCCTGGAGCACGCGGTTGATCAGGTCCTCGAACCAGGTCCGCATCCTGCGGTCAACCTCTGCGGCGTCGACCTGGGACCCGCGCTGGCTCAGGTAGTTGACCAGGGCCTGATACCGCTGTCCTGCGGCGTGGTCCGCCGGGGCCTTGGCGGTCTTGGCCTTGGCCATGCGGCCCAGGGACGCCATCTGGAGCTTGCGGTAGTCGAGGTCGGGGAGGTGGGTCTTCTCCGACATGAGGCCGGGGCGCAGGGCCACGTCCTCCGGGGAGCCGGTGCGCACGTCCTTGCGGTCTCCCGCGCCACGGTAGTTCTTGGGGTCGAAGCTCATGCCGCCTCCGGGAGTCCCTGACCGGCGCCCGCGCCAGGTATGGTCTCCGCCGCAGGCATGGGCGTGCCCGGGGTCGGGACCGTGGCCGCAGTCTCGCCCTCGCCGGGGACCGGTCCCTCACCGCCGCCGCTGTCCCCGCCGCCACCACCGCCCATGGGCGGAGGGGCCCCGGCGCCGCCCGCCCCGGGCTTGCCTCCGGGCTTCATCCCCTGCATCGCGGCCTTCTTCTCCTCGGCCCGCTCCCGCTCGATCTGGCGCTTCTCCTTGCGGTAGTCCAGGCCCAAGTACGTGTAGAAGGTTTGCTTCGAGATCAGGCCGGTCTTGGCCATCTCCTTCATCAGACCCTTCATCTGGACGTCGTCCTTGAGCTTCATGAACTCGAACTCGATGTCGGGGACGATGTACTCGTCCTCCCCGAGTTCGTTGCGGCGCCGGAAGTCCTGGGCTATGGCCACGGGCCGGAAGATCGTATCCTTGATCCAGCGCGCCAGCATCTCTTGGACCCGCATGTACCGGTTGATCAGGACCTGGAGGCCGATCGAACCAGCGGCGAAGTTCGGGCCGGTGCCGCCGATCATGGCCTCGGAGCCCATGAGAGCGGCCATGATCTCTTCCCTGATCCACTTCGACTCCTGGTCGAAGGGGTGAATCTTCCCGGCGCTGGACACGTACTCGACCGAGATCGCGTGGTGGTAGACGAACCAGGCGCTCAGGTCCTGGCTCAATTCGTCGAAGGCCTCGCGCACCTGAGTCACGGCCTGCGGGTTCGCGGGCATGGTGTCGGTGCCGACCTTCACGAGCTTGATCGGGGTGATGTGGCGCTCGTACACCGCCTGCTGGACCCGGCGGACCAAGTCCTTGAAGATCAGGGGCTTGAAGGCGCGGAACATGATCGGGGTGCCCACGCTCTCGTACGGGCTCATCTTGTACGCGAGGTGGCTGACGCGGAACTTGTTGAGCGGAATCTTCTCGCCACGGGCCACGAGGTTGACCAACTGCCCGTTCTCGATCTTGGCCAACGCCTCGTACAGTTCCTTGGGCTGGCGGCTGGCGACGATCCGCTTGAGGTTGTCGTCCGGGTCCAGCTTGAGGATCGGCTCACCGACGAGGCTGGCCTTCTCGACCTCGACGAAGTCGGGGTTCAGCAGGTTGAAGCCCGTCCAGATGCCACGGTCGTCGTCCCACTCGCCAAACGGAAAAACATTTCCTAATTTCCAGTATTCCAAACTAATGTCGCCGATAAGGTTGAGGCCCTTGATCACGTCGAAGAACAGAATCTCGAAGAAGAGTTTCACCTTCTCGTCGTCGCAGACCAGGTGGGCTCCGGTCATCGGGAGGTCGGCGTGCATAGAAATAGTGGTCCCAACGTAACCATCTGTTTTCATGAAATGGCGCGCCCACTGATTGATTTCGCGGCTTTGACAGCAAGCATACCCATTGGCGATCACTGTATGATTGCCCGCCGTGCTCACCCCAGTGATTTCGATATGGTGCTCAAACGGCTTCCCTCCGACGAAGCGACCATGGAGCAAAAGGTGTTTTTCCTTGTACGGAACGAGGATTCTGACCGGCTTCCGGACTCCGATATTCCAGACCTCTCCTCGATAATCGATTTCCTTGACAGAGATGATCTTATGCGCGATCCACTTCTTATGGATCACCATCTTGTTCATGAAAAATGATTTTCTGTGCTGGACGAATTTGCTTATCCCCACGAAAGGGGCCACGAAGCCATTGGCGATTCCGACCTGCCAATTCCACGTCGGGTGTCCCTCGCCCGAGAACCCGTCCTTCCTGTACTCGTAGCGCTTGGTCGGGGCCATGCCGCAACGCCTAGCCAGGATAGCAAGCTGGTTGGCCATGTTCTCCGACGCGGTGGTGATCACGACCTTACCCGCGCTGGAGCCCCCGGTAATCTGGGACCCGTCTCCGTTGGCGTACGCAGCCAGGAAGTGAACTTGGAGACCGGGGTCCGCGAACATAACTTCCCGGGACAGGACCTTCTCCTTGGCCAGTTTGCCACAGTGGCGGATGAACCACTTCCCTATCTTCTTGCCGTTGACCACCACAATGTAGGTATTGTTCTGCCCCGGGTTACTCCAAGCCTTCTTCCCGAACACATCCTTGATCAAGGCCACGATCTCGGCTGCCAGGGTGTCCTTCTCATTTATATTCAGGCTGAAAGTGGTCGAGTGGATTTCCCCGTCAGCGCGCTTGCCTACGGAGCCCTCCGAGGCGTAGTAGCCCAAGAGCCTCATCATCTTCTCGTCCACCTCGACGTCCCTGACGTGGATGAACGAGTTCGTCGCCGGGTTATAGCGCTCTTCCCTGTACGGACTCATTTTCTCCACGCCGCCCACGATCGGGACGAACACGTAGTCGCCCTTCCTGAGCTTGAATGCCTCGATCGGTCGAGGGGCAGGGATTTCGTTCCTCCTCGACTTGCAGCGATCCACGCTGCCCCTGGGCCCATTCGTGTACCGCTCGCAGTGGGTATTCTTCCCGAAAATGCAGAACCCGGGCTTATCTTCCTTATCGCACCCCACGTCCTCGGCACGCAGAGCCAGGACCTTGTGCCCAGAGGTCACGCGCAGAGGCAGGTCCATGCCCTGGGCCTTGATCTCGACGGATGATCCGGTCGCAGGATGGTGCTCGGTGAACTCCACGACCTCTATCGACCCGTCGTGAGAAACAACCTCGTCACCGGGCATGAAATTCTCGATAATCTTCTGTGTCCCGTCCGCCATGGTGATCAGCGTCCCGGGATAGAAGGATTTCGTCGGAAGCTGTAGGTTCAGCGCCTCGAACAGAGGGTGGTAGAACGACGGCGCCTGCCGGTGCAGCCCCGGCCTCATGTTCCCGAACTGCGACGCCATCTTCTTCATGCGCGCGCGGGGAATGTCCACGAGGGCGCTGCCGGTCAGCCCCGGGCTCACCGCGTTCTTGATCATCTTGAACTCGGCGTCCAAGTTGGACGTGACGAGACCCGACCCTTCAGGGGCGGGCACGCTCGCGGTCTTGTCGTTGGCGTCAGCCATAGAGATATTTTACCTCGCCTGCATGTCGTAAAAACTCTGCTGTATCGCGTCTCCGGGGTTCCCCGTCGTGGTCTGTCCCTCTTCCTGGGGGTCCCCCTCCTTCACCGCGTTAGGCATCGTCTCCTCTACCAGCGTTCGACGTCTCTTCCAGGTCGCGAGCATGATCGAGGACGGGGAACCGGTGTCCGGCTGATTCTCGGTCCCGTACCCCTTCTCGACGTTGCGGTAGCCCGCCGGGCCCTCGAAGAACTCGGGCTCTTGACCTTCGAGGCCCTGCGGAGGGCGGAAGCGCACGCGCTGACGAGGGCGGAGTTTAGGGCCAGGATTTTTCTGATCAAGAGGCTGGTCGACCTCGACGAGGTTGAGGTTCTCCGGACCCTGGCCGCCGATGCCGCTGTCCGGGCCCCGGACATCGGCGACGTGGTCAAAGCGACCCCCTGGAGGTGAGGGTTCCAGCGACACTAACCTGAGTCTGCGGCTGCGTTGGCGCTGGCGCCTGCACCTTCTGAGTCGGGGCTTTCACCGGGGATGTCTTCGCGGGATGGTGCTTGTCCTGGGGCCTATCCTTGCCCTTTAAATACTTGAAGGCGGCGACCATGTCCGTGTCTATTTCCTGGGGGCTGATATCGGGGTCATCCAGCAGCTCCTGCCTGATCTTGTCCACGGCTTCCCGATGCTGATCGACCCACTCGTAAGCCTGCTTCCCCTGATCAGGATTATTAACCACTTCCTGGCAATTGGTCCCCATCATATTGGCGATAATGGCGATGACCTTGACCCAGGCCGGAGACGCCTCTTGCTCGATCTCCCCTAGACGAAGCGACCCCCTGGAGGTGAGGGTTCCGATGACGCCAGCGCTCGCCTGGGGCATCCCGTTGACGCTGGTGACCGCGACGTCCGCCCCTCCGGGGGGCACGTCCATGGTCGCCACCTGCTTCCCCGGCCCGGGGCCGACGATGCGCTTGACGCGCTCCTCCGGGGTCTCGGGAGTGCAAGGGGTGTCCAGGGCGTGCTCCTGGCCGCACTTATGGCAGACCGAGAACGCCTCGCCAGCCCCCAGCTCGGGGCTGTCCGACGGCCACTGGAGGGCGTCGGCGAGGCAGAGGCTGCCGGTCAGGGACGCCGCCGCCTCGGAACCACTTGGAATCCCATTGGCGCACGGACCACCGGACTCGACGCAGTCCATGCACGCCGAAGTGGTATCCCCGTGCATAGACATGGGATGCCCGCAATGAGAGCAGTTCCCACGCTCCTTCCACTTCGATGCGGTCTTCGCCGGGATGTTCGCGTGCTGCTTGTCGAACTCCGCCTGCTGCTTCTCCTTCCGCTCCGCCCGGTCCTTGCGCCGCTGCTCCTTGCGCTCCTTGTCCTTGCTGATCCGGTCGTGCAGGGCCTCGATCGCGTCGTGGAGTTGCTTGATCTTCACCGGGTCCTTCTCGCCTTCGAGTTGGGTCCGGAGTTCCCTGATCCTCGCCTTCTCGCCCTTGGCCTCCTGCTCGATCACGGGATACGCGATGATCAGGTTGCCGTCCTTGGCGTCCCGGGCCATGGTCACGCCGGTCAGGCTCGCGACCTCGGCGACGATCCCGCGCGCCAGCGTCCCCATCTGGCTGGCGATCAGCGGGTTGCGGAACGTGTCGACCATGACCTCGCCGAGGTCCACCGCGTGGTGGTCGGCGGCGGCCACGATCTCCCTCGCGACTGACTGCGCTTGGTCCGGCTGGGCCTGGCGCAGGGTCAGCGTGTCTCTGACCGAGAGCCGGACGTGCTCGGACTCGCCCTCGTACTGGGGCGCCCAGATCACCATCTGCTGGGCCTTGGGCCACCAGTGGTTGGCGATGCCGCCGAGCTTGGCGTGCTCGCAGCCCCTGCACTTGTCGCGGTAGGTCTCGTGCGTGACGTCGGACTCGAACCAGACGCAGTCCCGGCACTTGTTGATGTCCTTGTAGATCGAGTTGCCGGGCTCGGAGTCGCCGGGGTCGCCGGAGGCGGCGGTCTTCTTGGTCTCCTGGAGATTCTTTCTCCGCTTCCTCTCCCACGGCGGACTTCTGTGGTCCGAGACGTCTTGCTGACCATGGTACTCTTCGTTCATTTCCTCGATAGGGTGGACATCGGTTCTGGCCACCACTACCACTCCCTCCAGACCGGCCTCGGCGCCCTTCGCCGCCGCCTGCTCCTCCGACTCCTCGCGCATGGCCTCGGGGGTGTCCGGACCCGGAAGCTCCGTGGTCGGGGGCATCCCGTCCCCGGGCATCCCCGGGGTCATCATCGTGTTGACGTTGAGGTCGGCGATGATCTCGTTGAGCATGGACTCGATCAGGAGCATCTTCGTGTGGACGCAGCGCATGTCGTCGTAGGCCTCGTCCATGGCCTTGCGGACCATGGCCGGGATGTGCCCCGCGATCGCCGACGCCGGGCTCGGGGTCTCCTCCGAGGGCGGCATCTCCGGGAGGCCGCCGTCCATGAGTTCGATCTCGGGCATGGTCGGGGACGAGGCGGGCTCGACCGCCCCCTTCTTCCCGAGGTAGTTGGCGGCGTCGTTGATCAGGAGGAAGGCGTTGGAGATGGCCTCGGCCTGGGCCACGGACATGTCCGAGGCCTTATCCCTCAGCTGCGTCACGGCACCGATCACGGCGTCGGCCTTGGCCGTGATCTCGCCGCAGAGGTCCGCGACCTTCTGGTCGCCTCCGCAGGCGCCGACCGAGCCCTTGACGCCCTCGGCCTGGTCCGCGATCCGGCTGAGGAAGTCCACGGCCTTGACGCGCTCGGCCTGGCTCAGCTGGGCCTCGGCGCGGCGGTGCATGTCGATGATGCGGTCGAACACGGACTCGGCCAGGTGCTGCGGCGCCGAGACCTTGGTCAGTCCCGCGACCTTGACCATGCCCTGCCGGATCGGGGCCCTGCCCTGAGTCTGGATACCGTCGGAGAGGCGCTGGACCCGGAGGTCGTCGGCGGAGGCCTGCTTGAGGTTCGGAGCCCGGAGCCCCAGCTTGTTGGCGAGGGTGTGCCAGAAGCTGCTGGCCTTGTCGTCGCGGCCTTCGGGGTTTTGGTAGGGGGTGATCATCTTGGTTCTCCTCTCTATGGAACGTATATCGGGTCGCCCTGGTCTCCGCCGCACATCATCTGGCTGTCCTTGGGCACGTTTCCGCCGACGTAGCTCACGTCCGTCTTCGAGACGTCGACCTGGTCCTTGTTGTAATCCTCGATAGTGAGCCAGTCCTTCCTCGGGTGCGGCGACTTCCGGGTCTGGCCGAAGGGGGGCACCGACTGCCCCGGGAAGTGCTGGGGCTCCGAGGTCGGGACGGCGGCCAGAGCCATGAACTTGACCCCGGCAGTGACCGTGGGCTCGGGACCGCCGCGCACGGTGCGGACGGCGTTCTCCAGGGCGTCGAAGCCCATGGTGAAGAAGCGGTGGATGGAGACGACGCTGTCCAGGCCGTGGGCGTGGACCAGGCGTATGAAGGTGTCGTACACGGACTCGTCGTCGACCGGGAGACCGAGCTTGCCCAGGACCGCGCGGAGGACGCGGGCGACGCCGAGGTCCCAGAACGCGCGGTCGACCACGCCCTCGACCCCGCTGGCTCCGGCGCTGACACTGGCCCGGTACTTCAGCTTCTGGAACAGGGGCGCCGCCTCCTCTTGCTCTTCGTGGATGGCCTCGTACTCGTCCAGCACTTCCTGACCGAAGACAACGATCTTGTCCTTGCCCGTGTTCTTGCCCACGACCAGGGCGAAGTGGGCCTCGATGGGCCGCTTGCCGATCCCAACCGTGGCGCTGTGCCCCGTCTTGTCCCTATATATTCTACGGATTCCCTCGATCGTGTCAATGTCCAGGGGCAGGGTGAAGAGCATGTTGTCGCCGCCATCGAAGATCAGGCGACCGCCGCGCTCCTTGACCACGTCCCCGATCTCGTCGTGGGCGTCGTGGATCGAGCGCGAGATCGCGGATGCGGCCTCGGGGTCGTCGGTGAGCAGCGTCTCCTCGACCAGGCTCCCGATGTTGTCGCCGTCGATGCCGACGAAGACCTGGGGCTCGGAGTCGTCGGAGAGTTCGGGCCCGGAATCGTCGTCGTCCGCCGCCGCGTCCTTGTCCATGCCCGGAGCCTGGCCGTAGTTCTTGTCATACCACTCCCGGGTGTGGATGGGACCGCGCTCGCTCACGCCGGTGGTGCGCTGGAGGGACTTATCGACGATGTACTGCGAGACCAGGTTCTGCATGGTCTCAGTCAACGTCTCCTTCGTGTCTTGCTCGCTTACGTAGCCCGCGATCCTCTCCGTGAGCCAGTAGGTGGCGACCCCGATTTCGCGCTTGGTGAGGTTGAGGCCGCTGCGGACCAGGAGGCTCTGGACCTGGGTCTTCAGCTGGTTCCAGGAGACCTCGGTCTTGAACATGGGTTCGTCCCTGGACTCGTCGGCGAAGACGGCGGACTTCACCAGCCCGTCTATGAGCCAGTCGGGCTGGTGGCTGATCCGCGTCCGGTAGTTCTCGTCCATCTTCACCCGCTCTGATCCATGTCCCGACCGAACTGCCGGGGTCCGCCCTCGCCGTGGGGCTCGGAGGACATCCCCGCCATGCTCTTGGGGACGACGGCCCCGCTCGGCAGCATCACCAGGTTCTCCACCGCCGTGTTCCAGAGCGTGCACCAGTCGTGCGTGGGGTGGTGCTCACCCGCCGGGGCGTAGTGGCCGTGGGACTTGCACCACTCCCGGATGTCCAGGCCGTAGCCGGTGGGGCTGACCTTCTCCTTCACGGACTTGGGGTCGGCGGAGGGTAGGGCCGCCGCTTTCTTCTCCGGTTGCTTGCCCTCCTGCTTGTCCTTGATCGACCAGGCGACGGCGAAGGGGTTCTCCACCTTGGGGTCCTTCTTCAGTTCCTTGACGACGTGCTCCAGGCCCGGGGGTGCCACCGCGACGCGCTTGCCGTCCGCGCGCCTCTCGTTGATGGGCTTGACCACCTTCTTCTCATCGGCGGGTTTCTGCTCCGACTCCGGGGCGTTGACGTCGACCTTCTGCTCCACGTCCTTGGCGATCGGGTCGTAGCCAGCGCAGTCCCGGAAGTGGGCCCAGCGGAAGCCGACGCCGTCTGCCTGCGCCGCGCCGCAGATCGGCAGGCGCTCGTGCTTGAACTCTTTGAGCACGGAGTAGCCCACGGGGACCATGAGGTGCTTGCAGTTCTTGCACACCTCCGGGAACTTCTGGCTGCGGACGCCCGCCGTCTTCTTGTACGTGTCCATGAACTCCTTGACATGCTGGGGGTTCGCCGGGTCCTTGCCCATAGCCGACATCTGGGTCTTGGCCTCGTCGTCAACCTCGTAGACGGCGAACTTAGACATAACGCTCTTGACCGCAGCCCTCATCTCGTCCCCACTCATGAACATGTCCTTCTCGCACTTCGGACAAGCCCAGTCACCGCCGGGGGTCCTCTTCAGAGGGGCCCCGTTGCAGAGCTGGCATGTTTTACCGGTGTCTGTCCCGGGGACGATGTCTCCGTAGGCATTGGGCTGGCTCTCAACCGGCACATGGATCAATCCCTGCTCGATCAGGGACTGTGCCGCGCGGCCATAGGAGCCCTGGAGCTTCCAGGCCATGCCGGTGTCGACCAGGTGCTGGAACAACTCGATAATGCCCGAGTCGTCGAGTTCTCCGCTCTCGAAGGCCATGATCATGCCCGTGAGGTCGAAGTCCTTGCCGCCCAATGGGGGACGGGACGCCATGTCCGCCGTCTTCGGCAACGCAGTCCCACCCCCGGTCGCGGCGTCGACGTTCGCGGTGTTCGCGGCCACGGTCTCGACCCCGTCGAGGATGGTCGTGCCCTGCTCCTTCATGTCCAGGGCCTGATCCAGGGCGGTCCTGATCGGGCGCTTATCGGCGGCCAGGCCCTGCCCCTTCTCCGGGATCAGGGTCTGCTCCGCCGGGGCCCCGGCCATGTCCTTCGGCGCCGGTCCCCCGCCCGCGCCGGGCATGGGCTTGGTCTTCGGGGCTGCGGCGAGGTCCGCAGGAGCCTCCTGAAGGTCCTGGGTCGCGCGGCCCTGGACCGAGGACTGCATCGACCTGATCTTGTCCATGATCAGTTGGAGGTTGGTGTAGTCGATGCCGGTCTCGGGGGAGAGCCCGTTCTTGACGTTGTTCTCCTCGCGCTCGTTCATCGTCGCCTTCTCGTTGCGCCACTCGTCCATCAGCCGGTTCCACTCCTTGAACTCGACCGTATCCATGCCGTTGGGGGGCGCGATCTCGGCTTGGCCCTGCGGCGCGGGCTGCTGGGGGGCCTGCGGCTGCTGCGGCTGCTCAGCCGGGGGCTCGGGCGGGACCTGATCCTGGGGCTTGGCCCCGGGTTCCTGCTCGGGCTTGGTCGGGAGTTCGCTCTTCTCCTGGGGCTCGGCCACGGGTGCGGCGAGCCGCTGCGCGTGGGCGCGGGCTACGCGGCGGCCCAGGGAGGCGTCGGCCTTGGACGCGGCCTGGTACAGGACGATCCCGTCCTTGGCCAAGGTCTTGGCCGCTCCCTCGAAGTCGACGGAGGCCATGCTCCCGTGCTGCTTCAGGAGCTGGATCAGGTCCCGGAAGCTGACCATGCGCATGTCCATGAGCTTCAGGTCTTCCACGACCTGGCTCATGCCTGAGACCGAGACCACGACGCGGGAGGCGAGCGTGGACTTGCCCGGGGCCTGATCTCCCTCGGGGTAGCCGGTGTTGGACTCGGCGCCGGTCGGGTAGTTGGAGAGGGCGTGGGAGGGCTGGCGCGGGGGTGGCGCTGCGGGCTTGGTCTTGATGTCCTGGACCTGACTCGGGCTCAGCGGCGCCGCGATCTCCATCGCTTCCTTGGAGATGGCCCTGACCATGCCCTCGGCGACGTAGCGGGGCTTCTCTGGGACGCCCGCCTGCCGCGTCATGTCCCGGTTCGCGCGCACGATCCTGGGGCCGTCGACCGCAGCGACCTGCCCGGGGATTCCGTCGGGGGAGTGGAACTCCGGCCCCGTGAACTTCTGCTCGGGGACCACGTGCGGGGTCTGGACGACGTCGAACATCGAGCCCTGGAGCATCTCGCTCAGGCCCGACTTGTCGAAGGCGTAGTGGTGGTTGAGGCCGTCGCTGAAGTAGCGGGGCTCCATCGGGTCCCCGAGGACGATGTCGACGTTGGCGTAGATCGTCCTGGGGCCGCCGCTCGGGGTGCTGAACGGAATCTGGAACGCGATCCTCCCGGTCTGCGGGGTTCCGGTGTGGTCATCCCAGCGGCTGATGTCCGTCCTCGTGAGGTAGACGTCGGCGCCGTTGAGCGGGACCTCCGCGATCTTCTTCTGGAGGAGTTCGCGGGCCCTGGCCACGATGTTGTTGACCTGGCGGTCCTTGTCCTGGGCCGCGATCTGACTCAGGTCCCGGGGCCCGCCTTTGCCCTGATCGATCCTGTCGACCGCGTACATCTGGTTGTTGGGGAGGGGGCTCGTCCGCTGCGGGGCCGAGGCCATCTTCACGTGATCCCGGGCCGCGATGATGCGGCGACCGGTCTCGGCGATCCGATCCTGAACGTCGTCGATCCAGGAGGAGGTGGCGGCCTTGGCCGCCCTGATGCCCTGGGCGAGCTTGTCCATGTCCGTCTCCTGACCCTTGCCCGAGCCTGCGGGGAAAATCTTGTCTGCGCTCATGGTCTGTTCTCCTGGTCCCTTATGATAGGTAAAGTTTTCCGTCGTCTCCGACATCCACGTACTGTTCTCTGAACTCGTGCGAGAGCTTGGTCAGGGCCTCCCCGATCTCCTTGGGGTAATCGCCGTCCCAGAACCCGGCGCCGTGGTGGTTCCTGGTCAGCCAGAAGTGGAAGCCGATGACGTCGGGAACATCCTGACCCTGGCGCTCGATGCCTTCGAGCAGGGGCCCCGCCTTCTCCTCGAACGCGGCGCAGTCGGCGGTGGCCTTGGCCACGGCCTCGGGCGCGAAGTCCTCGACGTCGTAGTTCTTGTCCAGGGGCTCTCCGCCTCTCTCATCGGCGTTGTCGGTCTCGGCCCAGAGCGCGGTCCCAAGGTACGACTTGACCATGTCGTTCATGGGGGGAACGGCTGCCGGAGCCTCTGGCGCTGCGGGTTGCTCGGGTTGATCGTCGACGATGAGGTTGTCCTGATCCCCGAACCCGTCATCCTTGCCCTGGGGGACGATGCTCTCGTCCTCGGCGACAACGATCGATGCCTTCTTATTCCGCCACCCAGGATTCGTCACGTCCTTGTGCCTTTTCTTGACGCAGTCGGTGCAGATTCCTAGAGCGTCCAAGAAGTAGGCCATGCCCAGGGGCTTGCCGCATTCCTTGCACGGGGTGTCCACGCCCCCGCCCTTCGGGTCAATGCTCTCGTCCTCGGCGACCACGATCTTGCCCGTGGCCGCAGCGGTCTTGACCCGGCGCACGATGTCGCCGACGGGGTCCACCTGCTTCACCAGGAACTGCTCACCCGTCGCCGCGTCCTTCTCCACGTGCCAGATCGAGCCGAGGCCGCCGTCCAGTTCCTCGACCTGGTACAGGCCCCAGCCCATGGCCTTGGCCTTGACAAAGAACCCGGAGGCCTTGGCCTCGGCGACGGCCACGCGGTTTGGGTCCTTGGCCGACGCAGTCTTCACCATCGGCTTCTTGTTTAGACCGGCGATCGTCGCCCGGAGTTCAGACCAAAATTTGTCGCCCATCATATCGTGACCTCCACTACCTTGACCAGGTTCTTGTCCCGGTTATCGTACGTCTCATCTATCACTTGGGTCGGGACACCGTCCTCGCGGAGTTCCCGGGTGATCTGCTGGGGCTCCAGGTGGTCCTTCTCCATTTGGATGATCTGCTGCTCCAGGGCCTTGTCCGACTTCCGCCGGAACCAGCGCTGGCCGAGGCGCGTGCGCATCTCCCCGTCGCCGCCACCTCCGGGGTCTCCCATCGGCGCGCCGAGGCCCCGCTGCTTCTTGTAGAGGACGGAAGCCGGGTCCAGGAGGTGGGTGGAGGTTGAGTCCTCGTTCAGCTGATCGTGCTGGCCGTCGGTGTCCGAGGGGTCGGTGGCGTCGGCCTCGCGCTCCATGGCCGTGAGCACGGTCTTTACCGCAGACGCGAACTGCTGCCCGGGGCCGGTGGCGCTCGGGATCGAGCCCGCGTCGGGCTCGGGACCGCTGACGTCCTTCTTCCCCGGGAAATTGTGGCTGAGGTAGTCCAGGAGCTGCCTCGACCACCAGACCTCGGGCTGCCAGTCCTGCTTCATGTAGCGGTAGGAGCGCTCGAACGGCGCGGTCGATCCGTCCTGGACCGTCTCCATGAAGTTGTGGCCGACGTCGCAGCCGTCGCCCTGCTGCTGGGGTCCGTCGGTGCCCCCGCCCATGTCCGCGCGGTGCTCGGTCCCGATCCTGGAGAGGACGGCCTCCAGGCCCTGGGCCTCGACCTCGGACGCGGGGACGGACAGGAACTGCTTCCCGATCAGCAGGTCGATGCTGAACCCGGCAGGGGCCCCCACCTGCTTGATCAGGCCATCCAGGGCCGCGACCTGCGCCGCGCTCGGCATCCCCTTCGGGCTCGTGATCTGCCCGCCCGAGTACCTGACCCAGCCCTGATCCATCATCAGGCTGATGGACGTGGCCTGCGGAGTCCTCTTCGCCGGGTCCTGCGGGGCCAGGCCCTGGGCGATGAGGTTGTCCATGTTCTCGGTCACCCACTGGACGTGTCCGTTCGGCGCCTGCACGACCTCGCCGTCGGGCTTGACCCAGGCCCGACCAGAGACGCCCAGACCCTCGGCCCAGCACCAGCGCAGGGCCTGGGCCGTGCTCATGATCAGGAAGGCGTGGACGTGGTCGTCGACCTCACCGATGGCCCGGGCTCGGTTGGCCCGAGCCTGCAAGGCCCGGGCCTCTACCTTGACGCCCTCGCCGTCGACCCAGGCAGACAGACGCGGACCGACCTCGCGCACGAACCAGTGCGCGAGGGCGATGAAGTCCCTCTCGTCTGCGCCTGCCCGGGGCATCCTAGCTCAGGTCGTCCAGGGGCGCGGGAGGCGCCACGACCGGCGGCACCACCGTCGGCTGCTGCGGGTTGATGATCGGACCGCTGCCCGCTGCGTTGGGTCCGGACAGGACCTTGTCCTCCGGGCCTCCGGGGCGACCGTCGGTCATCACCTGCATACCGTCGCGGGCGATGATGTTCGGGGTCAGGGGCGTGTGGCCGCCCTCGGCCTCGTTGATGAAGTCTTCCCTGAGGTTGACGCTCATCGTCGGCGGGAGGTTGTTCACCGTCCGCAGCGACTCGTCGACCCTGGGCGTGTTCACCGGGTTCATGAAGGGCACGACTCCGGTGGCCGGGATCGGCGGCGGGGCGTCGGACATGAGCCTGACTGACGCTGGCAGGTTCGTGGACGGGGGGTTGGGCGATTCCTCGCCGCCCCGGCTCTCGATCTGGGCCTGGAACTCAGCGGCCTGCTGGAGTCCGTAGGCCCCGGTGTCGGGGTTGGGGAACGGGTTTATCTGCGGCATCTGCTCCTCCTTTACAATTCTTTACGGATTTTTACGATTCCCCTTAGAAGAGGAACAGCGGGCCCTGGTTGTCGCCGGGGCGGGAGATGACGTTGATCGAGGCGTTGTTCCGGGAACCGCTGCGATTGATGGCCGGGAACGAGGCCTGGGAGCTGAGGCTGTCGCCAGCGCCGTCGGAGCCGACGCCTGCGGGGGTCCCGCCGCTGAAGGCGCCGTATCCGGTTCCGGGCCCGCCGGTCTTCGGCGCAGCCGGGACGGTCTCGTTCTCGACCAAGCCGGAGTTGATCCCGCCCTCTACCGCGCGCGCGCGACCCTGCTGGGACACGTCGTAGGGACCGCCCGTGGTCAGCGTCGAGAACACGACGTTGGACTCGGAGATTTCGTCCCCGTTCGCGTCTACCGCCGGGGTCGGCACGATCGTCCCGGTCTCGGTGTTGATCGCGGGGAGGTCGGGTTGGACCACGGCCACGCGGTAGGGCTTGGGGCACGGCTGGGTGTCGGAAGAGTCCCGACCCCCGGTCTCTTGGTTGGCGTCGTCGACCAAGGTCTGACCGAGGAGAAGCGCGGACTCGCCTGCGGCAGCCGGGGTCGTCGCCGGATATCCACCGGCGATGGGTTCGAGGATGTTCGTCTGCGGGGTTCCGATCTGAGGCATATTACCCTCCTTGGGGTGCGTCTGACCCAGGCGAGGCCTGGTTCCGACTGAGTGCGGAGTCCGCTAGGCCCGCGATTCGATCCACCTGATCCTTGGCGCTGTAGTCCGCGATCTTGGGAGCCGCGCTGGTTGCAATCTCCCGAATCTTTTCCAAAGTCGTGATCAAGTCCTTAGGGTCCATCAACTATTCCCCCATCCCAGAAGCGACTTGACGGCGGCCAAGAGGCCGCGCCAACCGAAGTAGACCACGTTCGTGGACCGGGGCCTGACGAAGACCATGCCCTGTCCCTGCCACAGCTGCCAGCCCTTGATCAACCGCTCCCTCCGGTCGTAGTTCTCGACCTTGACCTCGGAGAAGATCGGCATCTGCCCGAGGGCGGCTCCGCTGGGGATGACGTAGAAGAGGTGGTTGGGGATCGACTGGTTTACGTAGACCGGTATCGTCTGCCCCTCGACTTCGATCGCCGCGATCGGCTGGCTCGGCCTGTCCTGGGACGGGTCCGAAGCCAGGCGCGCGATCCTCAAATTCAGAATCCTGGCGAAGGCCAGGGGCGAGCAGAGGATCACGGGGCTCCGGTGCATCCCCGAGCGCTGGACGGCCTCGCCCAGGAGCCGCAGCAGCGAGGCCTGGGGACGAACGCACCACCGCAGCGTCCCGAACCTGGAGCAGACCCAAGCCAAGGCCCTGAGCATGACCCTGGTCTCGTCCTGGGCCAGGCTGCGGAGCAGGTGCTGTCGGGCGCGCTCCACGATCGCGTAGGGGCGCTGCCCGAGTTCCGTCCTCTTCGCGGTGCAGACGCAGGACAGGGTGAAGGAAGAGGGCCTGGCCTTGCCCCTGACCGTCAGGTACCTGATATCCTGCCTGGTCCTCACCGTCTCCTCCTCGCAGAGGCTGTCCCTGAAAGCCCGGCAGTGGAGCACGCGCTCCTCGGTCCTGACCAGGTCCACCATCACCACGGGACCGGCGTCGGTCTCCTGGTAGACGGGAGAGTATCCGCCCCCGTAGCACAGGTGCGGCAGCAGCAGGGCCCTGGCCAGGGATAAATCGTAGACCTCGGTGGCGATCGTCCTCGCCATCGTGTCGTTGAGAGACTTCAGCTTCTCTTCGTTCCCTAGGCATTCTCGTATGACTCGGTCCTGCTCAGCGTGCGGATCGGCTTCAGCCGACTTCTTCATAACTACCTCCGAGGGCTTGAGCCCTTGGCCTTTATCTGTTGTGGGGCGTGACAGCACCGTCTGCACGGTAGAGTCTCCTCCCGATCTCGGACGGGACGCCCGGGGCCTCGCGCTCGATCAGCATCAGGAGGTCGGCGAAGGCCTCGGACTTCGAGGCGGTGTTGAGCGGCTTCGTGTTCTGCCGCGAGAAGGGTTCGCTCACCGGCAAGTTCTTGATGGGGCCGTCGTCGTCCTTGATATGGAACTTCTCCTTGGTCCTGTCCGCGACCTCCTGCTCAAGCCCATCGATCCCGATGAGTTCGGCGCGCCGGAGCATCATCGCCCTGATCGAGGCTTGCACCGACCTGATCCTCTCCTCGATCTGCTTCCGCTTCTCGGGGTCGGACTCCTGGGAGAGCTGATCAAGCAGGCGATCCAGGACGATCTGCTGCTGACCGGGCTTCATCGTCGGGACCTCCTTCTCCATGTTGAAGTAGGAGGGTTCCTCCTTGCGCGGCGCCGGGACCGTGTGCCTCTTCATGAGCGGGCCCATACCCGGGATCGCGTCCTTGCCGGTCTGGGGCGCGGTCGGACCCGGGGCGTAGGACTCCTCCGCCACCGGTTCCGAGGGCCTGCCGACCTGCCGCTTCTGGCGGCGCTCCTGGCGGCGCTGCTCCGAGGCGTCGCGCTTGTCCTGCATGGCCTTGTCCTCGGGGTTCGGCGGCCCGACCTTGTCGCCCAGGGTCACGGAGGACTCCTGAATGGTGAGTCCCTTGATCGACAGCTCCTTCCGGACCAGGCTCTTGTGCACCGAAGTCGAGGCACTGTAGCTCTTGCTCGTGAAGTAGATGGTGCCGTCATCGGCTCTGGTCGCGATCGGGAAGTGCGTGCCGTAGGAGTAGACGGTGTCTCCGTCGATGAACATGTGCTTGGACCTGGCCTTTTCCCCGCCCCTAGCGAAGGCTTTGGCGACGTCGCGGTTGGTCATCGACGCTGCGACGACGACCATGCCCCTGAGGGCGCCTGTGATGTCGCCGAGGTCGGGGCGCTCCTCGTAGGTGCTGGCGAAGCTGGTGATCGATCCGTCCTCTAGCTCGGAGGCCAGAACCACGATACTCCCGTCATCCACGCTCGCCACTGGCTGGGGCTTGGCCTGCGGCTTCGGGGCCTTGGACAGGTCGGTCTTGGGGGCGCCGCCCACCGGCGCCGGGGCCTGCGGGGCCTGGGGCTGCTCCTCGATCTCCACCTGATCCTGGGGCTCCGGAGCAGCTTCGGGAGCGGCGGCGGCGGCCTCGGGCGAAGGTGCGGGTGCTTCCTGCTGCCCGCCCTCCAAGTCGCCCTCGTCGACCACGACCTCGGGCTTGAACTCGGACATGACCGACTCCGCCACGATCTTGGGGACGAGGTACATCTGCCCGGCGATGTCGATGGTGTAGTTCTGGTCGTCGACCTTCTTGACGCGCCCGGTCATGTTCTTCTTGACCGGCCCCCGAGCGGAGAGGGACGAGAACTCAAGGTTGACGTCGTCGGTGAAGATCACGGGGGTCCCGGACTTGAACTTGTCTTCAGGAGTCTCCGATTGAGCCATGCGAACCATAATGTCATCCCCTATCCTGGCCTCGACACCCGGACCAGTCTTGTGTAGCTCGATGATGGGCAAACCCGCCTTCTCATACCATTCCATGAGATGTATCATCTCGGTTCCGGTCATATTCGGGGCCCTTACATCTGGACGTGCCGGGTTTGGGATCACGCCGATATGCCCCGATTTCGTCTTAAACTTCATACCCCAAAGATATCTCTTGGGGTCCATTGGGTTTGGAGTCTCGATCATACCACTTGAAGTCTCGATCATACCACTTGAAGTCTCGGACTCACCTCCAGCAGGAATCGATACCGGAACCTTGATCGGGACCTTGGCGGCGACGCCCGGTCCGGGAACCGGGGTCGCCTGGCCCCCGCTCAGTTGCTTGGCCTGGAAGAACTGGACCTTGGCCGCCTGCTGCTTGTTCAGCCACGCGCCCATGTCGGCCTGGCTCACGCCCTCGGCGATCGCCGCGCGCTGCTGCTGCTCACCCGGCATCCGGAACAGGACGTAGTAGCGGAAGACCGGGCCCTGGGCGCTGCGCGGAGGCTCCATCCCCTGCGGCCACGGCTGGGGCTCGGTCGGGTACTGCCCGGGGGCCGGGGCCTCGGGGACCTGCCCGGGACCGGCGGCTGGGGCCTGAGCTGGGGCCTGAGCTGGGGCCTGAGCTGGGGCCTGAGCTGGGGCCTGAGCTGGGGCCCGCCCAGGACCACCGGAAGGTATTGGGTTAGGTTTCGGTCCGTTGTTCCCTCGATAGGCTTTTCTCACGCGCTCCATTTCAGGACCGTAACCCCAATCCTCGAACAAGTCCTGAAAATAGTTAATGAAATGGCGGGGATACAGATTGGGAAATGATTTTACGTCCTCGGCGAAAATGTTGAAGAACTCGTCCTCGCTTATTCTCTTCTGCTCCAGAACCCGAGGGAAATCTTCCGAATTCCATATCGGACCATTGCCTCCGGTTATCATGTTCAGAATTTCAACCAGTTGCTGCCTGTTGACCCGAGCTTGCCTGTTCATGGCCGTCTTCTTCAAGTTGTCAAGGCCAGGGCCAAAACCCCATTCCTTGAATAAATTCTGGAAATAGCTTACCAAGGAATCTGGGTAAAGTTGGGGGTAAGTCTGGACATCGCTGGAGAACATGTCGAAAAACTCGGCATCGGCAATCTGATTGAGTTGCAGGGTATAAGCGAAGGCATTGGGATTGTCTACCGTCCCATTAGTGATCGCATTGAGGATGTCCACCAGTTGAGTCCGGCCTATCCTGGCCTCACGGACCATGGCCTGGCGCTCTTCCTTGTGCTTAGGCTTCTCGTGCCTCTGTATCATTGTCTGGTCCTCTTTCTTCTTCAGGCCCTTACCCTTTGACCATCGGTCGTACTTGTCCCACATCAGCTTCACGATCTTGTCCGCCGTCGCCTGATCGATCTCCTTCTTCTTGACCTTCTCCAGCCACTTCTTCTCCGCCTTCTCGAAGTCGGGCTTCATCATCTCCCAACCCTCGGGCTTGACGAACGAGAAATCGGTCGGCATCGGTCACCTGATGATCCCGCGCTCGTTGCCGGTGCTGATGTGGACTGGCCGGTTGTCGGGCACGACCACGTCGTTGCGCCCCACCTTCTCCTTGAAGAGGTAGCGCTCGCTCTGCTGGATGTACTGGATTCCGTACTGGTCGAAGCCCCAGGTTCGGGGATCGCACTTCTCCAGCACCGCCACCAGCTTCTTCCGGTACTCGTCGAGGGCCTCGAATTCGGCCCTGCCGATCTGGCCCATGACGTGCTGCTCCTGAATCTCCCGGGCCCGGTGATTCTTGAGCATGTCGATCGAGTTCCTGATCCAGGTGTCGAACGTGCACTCCAGGGAAAGATCGCCCTTCTGCTTGGCGTCGAGGAAGTCGTTGTAGATGTTCTCCAGGACCTCTCGGGTCCCAGGCACGACGGCGGAGGCCTTGACGTCGGTCGGGGCTCCGGTGACGATGATCCCGCTGGGGGTTATTTCAGCCATTGGTTTTATGCCTCGCGTACGCCTCGTCGAAGAAGCGGAGGAAGTTCCGATTCGCCACGGCCAGGGCCTCGGGGTTCGCCATGATCTTGGCCCTGTTCCCGCACCGGTAGAACACCCAGATCGGGGTCACGACCGAGAAGTCGCGGTCCTGCAAGCGCTCCCTGGTCTTGATCATCTCCAGCAGGGCCTGCTCCATGGCGTAGACGTGGCACTCCTCGTCCCGGAACCAGAAGCTGCCGATCCTGGCGACTCGAACTCGCAGGTCCAAGGACTCGGCGTCGACTCCTGGGGTCGCGACCGTGAGGCCGTGCAGGGAGATGGTCTGGAAGTTGTCGACCCACTCGCCCCTGGTCATCGGGGGCTGGGTGGGGACGGAGGCGAGCCTCGCAAATGCTTCCCCGAGATCATCCTTTCCTGCCACCGGTTCCTCCTCCTCGCAGATTCCCCGGGGGCGCCGAGCGCCCCCGGGGGATGCAGATCATCTGTTCCCGTTCGCGCCCACGAGGCTGACCTTCACCTGATGGCCGACGATCAGCTCGCAGCCGTGCTTGGCACACACCTGCTGAATCTCCCTGGCGCAGGCGTCCTCTTTGTCCTTGCGGACCTTGAGCAGGGCCTGCTGGGCCTCCTGCTGCTTGGCCATGGCCTGGTCCTCTGGAGTCGGGGCCGCCGCCGGGGCCGCTGCCGGGGGCGCCACCGGGGCCGGGGTCACAGCCGCAGGGGCTGCGGTGATCGCCGGGTCGGCTTGGGTCTGGACCGGGGCTTCAGCCGGGGTCGTGGCGGCTCCTTGAGGGGCCGTGGTTGTCGGGTCTGTCATTTTTTCTATACCTCCGTTACGGATGTACGGGCGGGTTGATCGCCCCTTTGCTCAGCAGGGAGGCCACATAATGCGCTGCCCACGATCCCCCCGCCTTCAGAATTTCTACCAAGATCGTGAGGATGAGGACGGCCCCGGTCGTGAGCTTGACCCAGCCGCTTTCGAGGAAGCGCACCTTCTCGGCCAGGCCGATCTTCCCCGTCTCCTCGTTGCCGAAGACCGTGTGCTCGATCTTGCGCATCCTCCCATGGAACTGCTCTTCGAGCTTCCCTAGGGCTTTGGTCTGGACCGAGTTCTCCTCGCCGATGTCGACGACGCCCTTCTCGACGCTGGTGAGGCGGCCCTTGATCTCTCCCATGAATACCAGGACCTCCCTCTGGAACCCCGACGGTTCTTCCGGCTGACCGTGTGGGCCCATGGGCTATCCCCTCATCCTGGAACACAGCCACCGGGCCAGGGCCGCCTTCTCCGTCGGAGTGATCTTGGTCAACTCGGTCATGCACTTATCAAAAAAACCCTTGGCAGGGAGTTTGGCGTTGGCCTTCCGGGCGTCCTGACCTCTATTGAATTCATAGAACGCGCGCTCAACCTTCTCGATTGAGTCCCATGGCCTTGTCATATTAATAGCAGGATTCTCGTGAAATTGCAATACTCGCCAGCGATGGTCCTGGTGTTGACTAGGGTCGTTAGGTAGTTTGTTTTACCAGGTATAACCATATATTCTTAGTCGGCCCAGACCTCAGTCAGCAGCGGGTCGCGGGCGGGGGCATGACGATTCCGATCCGGGACCACAGAAAAATGGCCTCCGGGATAGGTGTAGGTCACGGTGAAGCCTCGCCCAGGGCTTTGATCTACTCCGATGGTGCCGTTCCCCAGAACCCACTGGTTGGTGCCCATGAGCGGGTGGTCGAACGTGATGCTGTAGTCCGCCGTGCTCATCGGAACTGGCTCCTGACGATGAAGTATGGCATCGGCCCGATCGTGGACCGGCGCTGGCCCAGGGGCTGCGGTCCGATCTTGGCCGCGCGCACTGCTAAAATGTCGGCACAGCACAGGTCGTCGTGATCCGAGTCTGGGGATTGGATGCGGCGGTTGATACCGAAGCCGATGATCTCCTGCTCCAGGGCCGTCCACTGCCGGACGCCCTTCTGATAGTCCATCTGCAACTCGATCGGCGTCGACGAGTCCATGACGGGGTAGCGCAGCCACCCCATCTGGAGCTGGCGCTTGAAGTCGAGGAACATCGACGTCTTCATGTTCATCGAGGCCCCGACGATGTTCTTGTCGTTGGAGCCAAAGCTGATGCTCTGGAACGGGAGCCCGGCCTCGGCCAGCTCCGGGATGATGGCGGCACCGTTGCCGCCGAAGTCGCCGAGGCCCAGTCGCACTCCGTAGAACGGGCCCCGCTTGCAGAAGAGGTTGAGCAGCTCCCGCTTCTGATCTGGCGCGGGCATGTCCGACCAGGAACAGCCCCATATCTTGGTCAGGACCGCTCCCCGGCGGCGCCAGACCGAAACAGCGGTCTCGTCGGCCCCGACCCCGGTCGCGAAGTCGATGCCCGCGTATATCTCCTCCTCCATAGACTTCTGAGAATCCTGGAACGGGGTGAACCCGCTGAAGAGGATCGCCTTCTCCCGACCATCCAGGAAGAGGCCGAACTGCTCCAGCCACCGGAGTTCGTACTGGGTCAGGAAGTCGTTGAGTTCCTGCTGACCGGGGTAGTAGAAGTCGGGGTTCTGGGGGAAGATTCCCGCGCGGATGTACTTTTCCTTCTCGGCCAGGGGCATCATATCGAGGACGTACTGGCTGATCTTGCGGCCACCGTACTCGCGGAAGCCGCCGCGCAGGAGGTTATCGCAGATCAGCCAGTGGTGCCAGGTCTTCAAGGCCTTCGCGTCGTTGTGCCACGAGTTGAAGAAGTGGTTGCGGATCGGGCGCACGGTCCCGATCTTGGCGATCTTCGCCGCGACCGCTCCGCCCATGGGCAGGATCGACTGGCTCACGACGACGTCGCTGATCTTCTGCGCCTCTTCCAGGATGATCCGGTTCAGGGTCTTGCCGTCGTTCTCGGCCTGCTCAGACGCGGAGTAAATCCTGATCTCTGATCCGTTGTGCCAGACGATCCTATCGTTCGTCGACTCCTCCCAGTTGATCAGGGCCCGGCCCTGCTTCGTGTATCGCGCCCAGGACTTGATCCTGTCCGTGTCCAGCTGCGCCTGCGCCGCCTTCGGCGCGAAGATGCCGATGCGGTAGGATTCGGGATGGTCCTTGTTCCACTCCAAGCCCTCGGTCTCGCACAGGATCGAGCAAGCAACCGCGACCGAACTGGTTTTACCTACTTGTCGAGGTTCGACCGTGATCGAGGTCCTGGCGTCGGAGGTCAGGGCCCCGACGATGTCGACCTGGTTCGAGCACAGGGTCTGATTAAAATAGTACTTGGTGAATCCCTGGGGGTCGACGAAGGAGCGGGCGGAGACAGAAGGCGCGAGGACGTCCCCCTCGTGGCGGTCGGCCTCAACCTCGCGGATGGGGACGTCCATCAGCGAGGAGAAGGCGTCTGCCATGCTGAAGACTATCGGTTCTTCTTCGCCGTCCAGAACTCCTCCCTGTGCTGGTGTATCCACGTGAATTCCTCAGGCTCCTGGTCTGTAGGGGACGGATTCTCCCTTGACGTAGGTACCGGCCCGGAGCGTGTCCGGGTGCGCGAGCGTCGGGCCTTGCGGGGCCCTGGACTCTTCCTCTTCATGTTGCCCTCGATCGTGCGCGTCCCTTTGAGCCCTGCTGACGAACACGTGCGGACCCTGGTCGATCCGCTCCTGCGTGAGCCGCACTTCAGTACCGGGGCGGTAGGAGATGCACTCCCTGTGGCACATGGTGGCCACCCCAGGGGTCAGTTCGTGACCCAGCGGCTTCTTCTGTTCTTGGGCCATCTCCTCGGTCGGGGGCTGCGGCACCGGCTGGTCCTGGAGATTCATCTCGACGTAGGCCAGCGGCAGGCCTGGAGGGGTCTGGATCGGGGTCGACTTCTGGGCCGGGGCCTCGTCCTTGGGAGCGTCTCCTGCCGGGGGCTCCGGCGGGGCCAGGGCCACCAGCGCCAGGTCCCTGAGCGCGGCGAGCGCGGGTAGCGCCGTCGGCCCCGCTATCGGGGCGGAAACCTGGCCCTTGGACAGGTCCCCGAGGTCGATCATGGCGCCCCCCGCGCGATCCTCTGCTCCATCTCCGTCTGCGTGATCTGGCCCTGGGCGTACTGCTCAAGGAGGTCGCTAGACAACGCCGCCTGTTGCGGCGTCGGACTAGACCCGGGCACGGAGGACCGACTCCTGACCTCGGCCACCTCCTCCGGGGTTAGGTCGGCGCCGCGCAGCATCTGGGACATCATGTTCCAGTTGACCAGGGCGTGCTCAACCGCGCGCTCCTGGTCGAGGCCCATAGCCAGCCCGCGCCGGACCGCGTCCACGGCCCCGGCAACGAAGTCCTCCGACGACTGGGGCGCCGTGCCAGCGGCCTCCCGCTCCTCATCACTCATTATCGCACCTCGCCCTCCCCGGGGAGCCATGACCCCGGAGAGGGCCCTATCGATGTAAGTTACTAGTGCCCCGCCAGTGGTTGCACGGGCTGGGCCGGTTGCGCGGGCTGGGCCGGGGCCACGGCTTCGGCCACCTGAACGGCGGTCCGTCCCAGGGCAGAGTCGACGTCGGCCTTGACCTTGGCGGCATCCGCCTCGATCTTGGCCTCCTCGGCCTTGATCCCGGAGTCGATCCTGGCCTCGGCCTTACCCGCGAGGACGAGCAGCGCTCCCACGATGCGGAAACGCGCGAGGCAGGTACAGTATCCACCGAAAGCCCCAGCCAGCAATGAGAATCCGATCATCATCAAGTCTCTCTTCATGCGGCCTCCTTGGCGGCTCTCTTGAGCCACTTGAATCTGGTTGATCCTTCCTTGGGCTCGTCGATGACCTCGATGTCGCCGTCGTCGATCCCGTTCTCGATCATGGTCAGGACCTTGGCCTTGTTCCGCAGCTCCTTGACCTTGTCCTCCAGCCCCTCGGTGCCCTCGATCTTGAGGGCGACGTCCACCAGCTCGTCGGCGAACTCCTGGATGTGCATACCCGACGTCATCTCGCTGAGCTTGCCGATCAGGTCCTTACTCACCAGGTCCGGGTGCTCGGCGGCGATGTCCGCGAGCGTGTGCAGGGCCGCGAACTGAATCTCGTGGCAGGCGCCGCAGTGGGCGCGGCGGAACCACAGGGACCTGAACCCCATCCTGAGGCTGCGCAGGCGATTCTCGATCTGCTCACGCTTCTCGGGGTCGGCCCCCACGTACTCGTCCAGGAGGCGATCGATGGTCTTCTGGTTCATGGCCGGGTCCATGACCGGGACGTCATCGGGTCCGCGCTCGGTCGGTGCACTCGGGGTCTGGTTCTTGATCTTCTTCTCCTCAGCCCGCTTCTGCTCCTCCTCGACCATGCGCACGACCTGGATGCCGACGCCCTCCCAAAAAGAGGAGTCGGTGAACTCGGGGACGTCCGGCTCCATGCCCCCGGTGTTGCTCTTGGCCCAATCAGAGAGGCGCCTCATCGCGCCCTGGTAACCATTGGGATAAGAATTGTAGGCCTGCATCGCGCCCTGGAGTTCTTCCGGAGACAACTCCGCGAAGATGTTCTTGGCCAGGGTCATGGCCTCGATCCCGTAAGGAGGGGGCACCGGCGGCTTCCAGGAATGGACCGTTGACGTGATGAGGTTGCAGTTTCCGCGCTCACCCTGGTCCCAGACGTTGGGCCAGAACTTGGCCTTGTCCATGTACTCCTTCACGCGCCAGAGCAGGGTATCGTACTTATCGGCGCTGGCGACTTCTTTACCGCTCTGCCGCGCGGAGTACCCGCGCCGCGACTTGCTGATGATGATATCGTCCTCTTCTGGCTCGGTAGGTTCCGGGGAATCGTCGACTACGGGCTCCTGCTTCGGGACCTTCTTCTTGCGGGCCGCGCTCCGCAGCCACGCGGACTTTAGCGACGCCCGAAGGGAACGGATGCGTTGCTCGATCTGGCGCTTCTCCTCATCACTGGTTGTTTGTGGAAGCTGATCCAGCAACGCGTCTATTCTCTCCTGGCGCTCCTGCTCGTCCAGCATCGGCATCTCCTTAACGTGCTCCTCGAATAGCTCGGACTTGGGGCTGGGCTTGGCCTTGGGGGCCACGCCCCTCTGCTTGTCGATGATATCCTGGAAGCCCCGGATCATGCCCGCAAGCGGGTCCTCGGCGGCCTCCTCCAGGAAGTCCTCACGCTCGCCGGGCTTGAGGCGACCCAAAAACTTCTCCAGCTCCACCGCGCCCTGCTCCTCGCCGTAGAGGCCCTTGATGATCCCGATTACGTCCTTCGCCTGATCCTTCCACTGGTTGCTGCCCTGATAGAAAGGGTCTCCCTCGTGGCCGGGCTCGGGCTCGGCCTTGCCCCACGTCGGGTAGATGTGCTCCTCGCACGCTTGGGGGAAGATGCGCTTGAGGAAGGCCACGGCCCTGGGGTAGTTCCTGACCGGCAGCGGCATCCCCTCAAGGAACCCGTCATTCTTCCCGAATAATTCAGGGAGAGAGCGCTTCGCAGCCTCGTAATACTTGGAGTCGTTGTCCACGGTCAGCTTCCAGAGCTGGTCCAGGTCGTCCTCACCCTCGTTCCAGACCCCGGCGCGCCAGAGCCCCGACTTCTGGCCGGGCTTGGGGAAGGGGACGGGATTCTCCACTGGGTCGAAGAGGAAGGACGCGCTCCAGTCCTTACGGGCGGCGACGCGAACGCGCCACAGCGCCCGCAGCGCGCCCAGGGACTTGATCTGCTGCTCGATCTGGGGCCGCTTCTCGGGGGCCTTGGCCTCGGGCTTCTCCTTGTTCTCGCGGATGAGGTCGCTCTCGCGCTTGAGGTCCGGGTTCTTGGCCTCCTGGCGCTCGCGGCGGGACTTCTTCTTGGCCGCGATCCAGCGGCCACGGAACGAAGCCTCCGGCTTCGACCAGTCCCTGCCCAGGTCCGTGAACCTCTGGCCCTGATCCTGAAACACGCGGTGGATTTCATCAGCCAGTGACCCGCCATTCAAATCGTTCTCCGTGATCTTGGACACGGTCGAGAACGAGCCCCAGTCCTCGTCATCGCCGACCCCCATCTCTAGGGTCTTGACCGGGGACATGAAGAACAGGGCCTCGACCACCGGCATCTGCGCCGACGTCGGCTCCGCGATCGTGTCGATGATCGCGGTCCCGGACTCTGCGGCCACGAACCTGATCCAGCCCTCGGCGATCAACTCGCTGATTGTGCGCTCGACGATGAAGTCCTCGTGGTTGATGCCGACCATAGGGCAGAACTTCCCACTGGGGCTGATCCAGGCGTTGATCCAGTAGGGCTCGGACATCTCCTCGGGGCGCAGCATGTAGCCGTCGACGTTGACGTCCTTGGAGGGGTCGTCCAGGGGGGAAGCGCGGCGCCGCATCCACCGATCGCGGGAGGACGCCATCCGTGCTGGAATCGTACCGATGTTGACGTCGACACTCCGGGGCATCGCGCCCCGTACCGCCCGGTATATCGTCGACCCTTCAAGTTCCTGCGGGAGATCGACATTGTCGTACTCGACCCCAACCGCATCCAAGGCGGACAGGACGTCCAAGATATTCCTGGTCGTCGGGTAGATGTAGCCGTCGGCGTAGACGTTGTCCCTGTCCTCATCGTGCTCCTCGGACCAGAACCTAACTCCAAACTGGTCAGCCACGGCCTTGGCCTTACGGTAGCGCTCGCGCGCCACGGGCAGATTCTCGTTGTGACCGCACCAGAGTTCAACCCGGAGTTCGTAGTCGGCGACGGCCCGGCGCCGCATCATGAATAAGGCCTTAAACGCCCGCAACGATCTCAACTGCTCTTCGATCTGCGGGCGTGCGCCGGGTTCCTTGCTCCAGCGGTCGAGCAGCTTGTCGATCACGATCTCCCGCTGACGCCCCTTAAAAGTCGGGACCTCAGATGGGGACTCAGGGAGACTCGCGATCGGGACCTCCCCCTTGATCTGCCAGGAGTCGGTCGATGGATTAAATTCAATCTTCCCAGACTTATTAAGGATCGCCAGAGCCTTATTGAAAACTAGATCAAAAAATTCTTTATCGACACCATCCCAGGGGCGCATCATCTCCGCCTTGAGGACGCTCTCTTTCATGGGACCGTTACGGGATAGGTCGCGCTCGACTGCAAATAATATCTGGCCCGCCAGATGATCTTGTTGGGTCTCCTCTTTCCTGCCCTGACTAACTATACTGTGACCAGTTTCCTCCGCGTGCTCTTGTGCCCATCCGTCTGAATTAGTCTCAAAATCGCAGCTAGTGCAGCGCCAGGTTTCGCCATTGGCGCGCCGCCGCATCCACCGAACAAGGATGGAAATCTGCTTCATGCGGCGGCGCAGCTCCTTCTCGTCGATCTCACCACGGTTGAAGCGGTCGAGCAGGCTGTCGCGGGTCTCCACCGGGACGTCCTCCGGGGTCATCGTCCCGGGCTTGCGGCAGTCGATGGTGTCGCCGTCCCCTGGGCACTCCCGGCTGCCGCAGCTCGGGCAGCGATGGGTGAAGAGGTCGTCCTTCGCCATGCACTCGTCGCAGAAGCACTCGGGGCCATGCTCGTAGCCCGTGCCCTCGCCGTACCCGATGTCCGTGGCCGCGCGGAAATCCTCGACGCTTGCGGCATACTGGTTGCTGCGCCACGTCTTTCCGTGCTCGATCATCCGAGAGTAGAGTGGGCTGTAGAAGAAGATGGTGTGGTCGTTGCTCTGGGGCTGCACGCCGACGACGGTTCCCGCCGGGAGCACGGCTTCGTTGACCGTCATGGAGTCGGAGCCGATCACGGTGCAGACGAGTTCCCTGAGCAGTTTCTGCTCGTTGTTGCTGGCGCGGCGCGCCATCCACCTGGCCTTGATCTCGGGCATGGACTTGGCGCCCATGTCCTCTGCGGACTGGTGACTCTTGAGGTAGCCGTTGAGGAACTGGTCCCAGGTCATGGTATCGAGGCTCCCGAAGCCCCAGGGCGGACCCGAGGTCTCGTAGCACTTCATGGCCGCAGCCTCATCAACGAAGCCGAGCATGACCTTGTCCTCGTCGTAGGACTTGTCCTTCTTCAGCTGGTGGATGACGAAGACCGGGCGATCGTCGTTGCCGTGGGCGTCCTCGGCCAGGTAGACGTCGACGGGCTCGCCGTCGGCTATCGTCTGCGTGCCCTTGACCTCGCCGTAGAAGTCATCATAGTCCACGACGTCGCCGCTGTCGCAGGTCTTCTGGTCTCCGGGGTAGAACTCGATCGCGATCTCCAAGCCATTGAAGGTCTCGGTGCCCTTCTTGGACTTCTTGCGCTTGGACGAGGAGGCGCGGCGGGATGATCGATAATCGGGCCGGACGTATTGTTCAGGGGAGTCAAGGAGTTCGTCCCCGACAGCGCATCCCTCAAAACCATCCAGGAACTTGATCGTGTAGGCGCCAAAGATTCCGTCTGCCTCACCCTCGGGGGTACTGGGCTCGTCTACTGCCAGGACCTCAACTGGCTGGTGTGTGCGGTGCCACAACTCAGCGTCAGCCGACCCCTCGCTCTCCTCGCAGTGGTACTCGAAGAAGTATCTGTCACCTGGCTTGGGGGGCCATTTTTTCGAGGGCCTCCATTCGAGCCCGTCCCCGATATTATCAGATACCTTGGCCAAGCACCGGAGCCAGCGATTACGGAAGTAGGCCTTCTTCTTCCCGGCCTCGACCTGACTCAGCGCCGCTTCAGCCCCGGCCTTGTCGTGGGCCGCGAGCGCGACGTTCAGGGCCCGAACCGCCAGCAGCCTCGGGCTCTTCCCGTTCAAGTCCATCCCCGACCACAGCGCGACCAGCTGCTTGCAGAGGGCCTCAGCCTCGGGCTCTATCGGTCGGAACAGCCGGTCCCAGTAGACCCTGATCCGCCGCGTCTTCTCCCCGACGTAGCCCTCGCAGACGTTCCAGCCCACGAGTTCGCGGAAGATGTCGCCGGAGCACTCAAGCGCGATCCCGAGGTAGTTGGCCTGCTCGTACCCGTCCCAAATCTGCTTGGGCAGCGGCTCAATCTCGGAGTCCTGGAGGTTGTAGAGCGCTATATCGTGATCGGGGTTGGAGGAGGGGGTGGGCACCGAAGCGTCGGAGGCGCGACGGGTCTCGCGCAGCTCGCTCGCCGTATCCCATACCTGTAGGAAGCGGTTGAAGTCCTCAGAGCCGAGCACGCCCTCCACGAACTTCTCCACCACGGGGAAGAAGACGTCGTCGTCCCACCCCGGGTCCGTGTCCTCGGCCCTGGTCCTGCGCAGCAACCGCACCCGCGCGTCCTCGCGCAGGCGGTTGTGGAGGTCCACCCTCTGACTCTCGATGACCTGCGCCGACTCCGGATGATCGATCATCTTCTTGACCACGGCCAGGTACTGGTCCATCAATTCCTGATCCACCGAGACCTGGGGGTCGAGGACCAGGGCCTTGGCCCGAGCGGACCGGCGGAGCCAGCAAGAGCGACTCCCCATCAACTCCCGCATCTTCACTTCCAGCATCTTCTTCGTCTCGGGGTCCGCCTTCTCATGCTGGTCCAAGAGTTTGTTAAGGGCATTGTTTTTATCCGCCGATGACATGGAAGGGACGTCGGACACCATCATCCTCGTGTCCTCCACGGGCTCTCCCTGCATGAGACCCTCCGGAGTCATCTCCATACCGAGTCCGGCGAGGAGCGCATCACAGGCAGCCTGGACCTCTGGGTTATCATTGCACTCAGTGCAGTAGCCAACGCACTCCCTGTCCGGGGTATCCTTGTCGAAGTAGGCTAAGTTCTTCCCGCACCAGTCGCAGACTATGGCCTTGACAGTGCCCATACCCTCATCTTCGACAACCTCGATCCGACCATCGCTATTGTGCGGGAACCTGTTCTCGGCAGTGCACTGCTCGCAGCGTCCGGGCCCGGGAGCCTTGTGGCACGCGGGGCACTTGCCTTCAGGAGTGACACTGGCGCGACGGAGCCAACGGTCTCGGAAGGAGTTGAGCTTGATCCCGGGCGGCAGGTCGGCCTTGGGGTCGGGGTAGGCGCGCCAACCGGGGTACTCCAGTTTGGCGACCATGCCCTCGACCCACTTGCGGTCAACCTGATCGTAGTCGACCCCAGCCTCATTGGCTAGGAAGTTCGTGACCTCGCGGATCAGTTCGTCCGGGTCGGGAATCCAGCCCGCGACCTCGTTGTCGCGCGCGATCTCGTAGAGCAGGGCCTGGACCTTCTGCTCGGTCGTCAACTCCGGGGCGTCCTCGGGCTCGTCGGCGGCGGCGCGGCGGAGCCAGCGCCCGAAGAGCCTGGCCGTGAACTCGGACTTGGACCCGTAGGGGAGGTTCTTGTACCAGGGCGCGAGGTCGTCCTTGTTCTGCTTCAGGTACTCCTCCAGGGCCTCGGGCTCGGTGTTCTCCAGCTTCTCCCGGCTCAGGGAAGCGGGGTCGACGTAGTCCTTCATCCGCAGCTTCCAGGGCCTGAACATGATCTGGCGGCGCTTGGTCTCGTATCTCTCGGGGTCGGTCTGACCCTGCTCCAGGTCGTCCTTGAGCACCTGCATCGACCGCTCCCACACGTGCCCGGGCTCGCCGGGCCCAGGCTTCGGGGCGTCGACCAAGGGCAACTCCTCTGTCTGTTCCTCGGTCTCGCGGGCTGCGGGTTCCGTCGGCTCCGGCTTCGGCGCCCCCGGAGGAGGCTGCCGGTACATGGGGACCAGGGCCTCTTCCTCTGGGAACCTGTCCGTGTACGCTATCCGGGCGTCTTCGTTGGCCATAATCTTGGGCTCGGCCTGGGGCCAGCGGCTGTTCAGGATTTTGACCGCGAATTCCGCCATGAGCTTGGCGTTGCCCGAGGCCAGGACGGCCTCGCTGAATTCTTCAATGGGCAGAGCCTGGATCAGGTCCTCTTGGGCTTGATTCGGTTCCCCTTTACGTTTCTGCCCTGGAGCGGTGCCGCGCGCCCACATATACTGCGAGATCAGACTTGAGATGTCGCGCTCCTTCATCTCGCTAACGACATTCCAGATGAGGTATCCATATGACTCGTATTCTTCCATGCAGAGGCCGAGCGCGGTGTCCAGTTCGTTCGTCGGTATGTCCGAGGCCTCGTAGTCGCCGTCGCCCATACCGCGCAGGATGTCCTCGACGTCGACCTCCATATGCTCGATCGCGCGGCCCACGTGCGGGTCGTCACCTAGGCTCAGCTTGAGCCTCGGAGCCTGCAAGACCGGGGTATTGTTCTCCTCGTCCTTGACCTCCCCGCGTCCGGGGTGGATCAGGTAATCCTCGCCATCGGACTTGTCCTCGACGAGGTAGAGGGGCCCGTCGGCCAGGTATTGCTCCGAGAACCTGGGGTCCTTGACGCACCAGTCCCGGCCCTTGAGCAGCGCCGAGGCCGAGGCCGGGCTCGTGATCTCCGTGATCTTCCAGTCGTGATCGTCGCGGACGACCTTCTGACCCGCGAGTTCGAGTTCGCGCTGGGACAAAACCGCCCCGTGCTCGTCCACGATCTTCTTCAGGTCCTGGGGGAGAATCCTGTTGATGTCCCGGTACTGAGCCGGGAACTTGGCCTTGGACTTGGCCTTGTCGTAGACGGCGAGGAGGTCGCGCAGGTCCTCGGCGGTCCCGGTCCCGGGATCGACCTCGTTCTTCAGGAGCCAGGTCAAGTACTTGCCCTGCTTCCCGGTGGGGTCGATGGCCGCGAGTTCGCGGATGCGGGCCTCGGCCCGCTTCGGATCGGCGTCGGGGAAGAACTGCTTTATCAGGATCGGAATCCGGGTCTCGATGTCGGCCCGGCGCTCGAACCACTTGGACTTAAACGAAGCGGATCGATCTCTGCCGGTTACTTGGTCTCGAAGAGTCTGGCCCGACTCCTCAAATTCTTTTCTGTAGAATACGTCTCCGAACCCAGGGCCCTCCACGACCACCCCATCTTTTTCTCCAACGGACATAACCATGTTCGTTGCCGCTGACCACTGTTCAACCGTGCCCTCACCCTTGAAATTTAGGTTAAGCTGATCCTCGGCATTCAGCATGATATTCTGAATCGCCAAGGTCGACACCCGAACCAGCCCCTCTGGCTTCAGCTTATTTTTTACAAGGAAATCTTCATGAACCTCCTCTTCCATGAGGGCATAAAACTTTCCATCTGGCATGATCCAGCCATTGTCGCCGAAGACGAATACCGATGGCGATCGATCCATCTTCTTCACAGCGCGCCGGAACCACCGGGCTCTGAACGACGCCTCCAGCATCCTGATCTTCCGGTCGAGGTCCTCGCGCGTGATCTTCCCCGTCGAGAATTCGTCGAGCAGCCGGTTCTTCTCCCGCTCGGGGTCGACGACGGGGACGTCCGTGGTCCTCATCTGGCCCGGGCGCTCGCCCTTGGGCAACGTCTCGGCCTGAATCGCCTCGGTCAGGGGAGCGCGCAGCTCCTCAGGCTGGAAGTCGGCGATCACCGACTCGGGATCGTCCAGACTTTCAAGGAAAACGACTGAGCCACCGGCGTCGATGGCGAAGGCCACGCCACCACTGACGCGCTTCGTCCCCCACCTGGCGTAGCCCAGGGTCTTGTCCGAGTTCTTCCACTCGATGCTCTTGACCACCAGGCCCTGGTAATTGGCAGAGTTGTCTATGGGCACCGCAGCGCGGTAGAAATCCTCGCAGCGGACGACGCCCTCGCCGTCTCCTGGGTCGACTCCTTCAACCTTTTGATTCGGCCAACTAATCCACATGGCCATGAGGTGGCCAAGTTGCATCTCGGCCTTCAGCATGACCATAACTTCCGTACCCACGGGGAGGACGATGGTCGGGACCTTCTCATCCCGGTCCTTGGGGACCCGCGCCCAGACCCGGAGTTCTCCGGTGATCTTGAACCACTTCCCAAGATTGCTGTTGGAAGAAGCGCGGCGGAACCAGCGGGACTTGAGCGAGGCCTCGCTGAAGCCGTCGTCGCCCTCCTCATCCCCGATCGTGCCGCAGGACTGGCAGCCGCCCAGGGGCATCCCCGGCTTCCACTCCGGAGTCCAGCCCTCGTGGCTGGATGGGGCGTGGCCGCAGATGCAGTAGGAGACGGGCTTCCGGTAACCGGGCTGGCCCTCCTCGACGCCCTCGTCTACGTCGACGTACTCCTTGGTCGGGTTGAAGCCAGCGCAGAAGGGGTCTTCGGGGTTGACCTTCTCCTTGGGCTGCGGAGCGGGCGCTGGCTTCTTGGTCTTAGGCTGCTTCTGGTGCTTACGGTAGGCCTTGTCCTCTTTGGTCTCTCCGGCAGCCCAGCCCGCGCGGAACCCGCGCTCGAACGACTTCTTGTCCTTGGCCTGGGAGTAGGACACGCCGATGGGGTGCGGTTTCAACCACTGCTTGACGACCTTGCCGCCCTCGCCTTCGGCTGGCATCAGCCTCGCGCCCGGCTCACCCTTCTCGCAGACGGCGAACATGTGGCCCGCCATCTCTAGGGTCTCCATCGGGTCGAGGTTGAAGATGTCACTCATCGACCAGCCGTCGGTGTAGGCCTTGCCCAGGGCGTAGCCCGTGGCGTAGTCGTCGCCCGCCGGACCCGAGGGCGCGGAGCGGAAGCTCTGCATGATGCTCCGCAGTTCCTTGACCGAGACCCGGCGGGGCTGCGACTGCCCGGGCTCGATGACGAAGTAGGCGCCGCCAGATACGAACAGGCCCCAGCCAGCCTGCTGCATCTGCTTCATCGTCTTCAGGTCGTCCAGGCTCTGGAACGGGTTCTCGGCGCGGCGCAGCCAGCGATCGCGGAAAGACGCCTGAAGCTGCCGCATCTTCTGGTCGAGGACCTCTCTCGTGATCTTGCCCTGCGAGAACTCGTCGAGCAGCCGATTTTTTTCCTTCTCGGGGTCGACGAACTTCGTCTTCCGGAGCACGTCCTGAACCGGCGTCGATCCTGGCTTCGGCTGGAACTCTCCCTTCTGGGCCTCGTCGACCGTGATCTTCGGTGCATCTGCGGCCACGAAGCCGTGCTCCGTGACCTTCACCCGGTGCTCGTCGTCTATCAGGTAGTTCAGGGCCGAGTTTATGGCGCCGTCTATCTGCTGGTTATCGTACGCCTGCGGAGTCCGGCCCCGCCTCACGGAGTCCTTCATCGCGGCGGTGATCTGCTCCAGCGTCATCGGGTCCTTGTTCCAATAGATCATGCCGTATATCTGATCCGCGAGCATCTGCAAATCAGACTGGAGGTAGACCATGCCCTCGGTCCCGGGTTCTCCCTCTCGGTCGATGCGGTGGACCTCGAATAGCATGTCGACTGCGGACTGGGCGTAGATTTTGGCGCTCTCGAAACTTATCGGGGGACGCCCCGTGGAGGACCAGACCCGAACGAGGTCGGCAGCGACCTTGTCGTAAAGAGCGCCCTGGAGCATCTGGTCGCCGTTCTCCATAAGAACTTGGACCACGAGTTCGCGGGTCGCGGCGGTTAGGCCGTCCTCAAACGACGGCGCGGCCAAGCGCTCCAATATGCCCAGACCCTTGTCCGATTTGACAGCGCCAGAGCAGAAATCCTTCAGGGTCTTTCCCGAGTCCGTAAAATCTCCGGCCACAAATTTTGCGAACCGGCTGGGATACTCGACCCAGACCTCCGCGTCTTCACCGCACTCCCTGACCGACTCCTCCATCGTCGCCCATTGGTTGGCATTGGGCTCACCTTCTCCCTTTACGTCAAGTCCGAGTTCGGACACCCCCGGAGCGGAGACGACGCGGACCCAACCATCCGGTTTTTTTATTCCCTGGGAGCGGAGCCACACCATGTGCTCCGTCAAGTAATTGATGTGGTAGTAATTCCCGCTCGGGCCGATCCACCCTATGTCTCCATACCCGCTCCATGCGCTCGGAGACTCTGGTTCGGCTAACCCATCAGGATTATTTGTGGCGCTGGGCAACGGCGCGGCCTGACCCCCGGGGTCTCCCCCGAGGGCCAGGCGCGCGCGCCAGCGTCCGAACAGGTCCGCCACGATCGATCCCTAGATGGCCTCGATCGCGAGGTGGATGTCGTATTTGCTGCCGTTGGCGAACGAGCCCCCGCCCACGCTGTAGGTCACCGCCGAGCCCGCCGCGAGGTAGGCGCAGGTCACGGTCGCTCCCAGCAGCGTCGCGTTCGGGGCCGACGGCGCGTTGAGGTACGCGGCGTTCGAGCCAGTCTCGTCGACGTAGTTGACGATGAAGTTCGGGACCGTGTCACCGGTGCCGGTCACGGTGCAGACCACGTAGGCGTTGATCCGGTAGAGCCCGGCGGCGGGCACGGACGCGATCAGGGAAACCGGACCGATGTTGGCGGACACGGCCAGGGCGTCAGCCTTAGCCGCGATCGGCGCCGCCCCGAAGTCGACCGGGGTCCCGGCTGAGGGCTCGGCCCAGCCCATGTTGAGCAACTGCCCGCTAGTGAGGAACTCGCCGAGTTGCAGGCTCTCGTGTGCCTGCTCGTTGAAGACCGTGACCGAGGCCCCGGGCTGAATCTCCAGGCCTTCTCCCGACTGCGGTCCCGCGATGTCTCCGATGGTGACGACCCCCGTCGATACGTTCTTGATGATCATTTTCCTTGTCTCCTATGGTTCCGGCTGAGTTCGCGGCGCGCTCGCGCCCTGCCCCCGGGTCCGGGGTTCTGGTGTCCACCCACTGAGGGTGATGAAATCGTGGAAGTCGCAGCGGGACTTCCCGTCCCCGCATTTCGTCCTCGGGCAAACGACGGAGGCCATGACGTGACCGTCACTGTAGATCGTGTGCTGGTAGCTGAGGTGAGAGCGGCCCCCGCACTTCGGGCACCTGATCATCTCCCGACGCAGCAACCCCTGATTGGGGTCGAAGACCGCGTCCGGGGCCATGGCCCACTGCCCCGGCAGCATCGAGTTCCAGTACTCGGCCTTGACGAAGACGATCATCTCTTGGACCCCGCCTCTGTAATCTGGGTCTTGGCCCACTGTCGGTAGACCGCGAACCAATCCTTAACGATCATAGCCTGGGCCTGGGATAGAGTCAAGCTCCCGGAGCAGACCTGGCGGTGCAGCCAGTTCTCGGCGTGGTCCTTCTCGCGCGCGCCGAAGCAGGTTTTTCCACCCGATCCGTCCAGGGGGCAGTACGGCTGCGGCCAAAGATTCCTGACGTCGTTGGCTCCACCGATCTCAAGCGAGATCAGGTGATCGATCTCGTAGGAGCCGAAGTCCCTCGTGATCCCGTACTCGGCGAAGACCTGCCTCTTCATCGCGAGCGTGACGTTGCGGATCGCCCCCGTGCGGAAGCGGGGGTTGCAGAGCATGGCCGCCGTCAACTTCTGGTCGATCATACCCGGCGTCTTCTTGAGGTCGGGCATCACCGGAGGAGCGGCGGCGGAAACGGCGACGGCTGCGACCAAGATCGCGGCGGCTATCAGGGTTCTCACTGCGGAACCTCCTGCCCTCTATCGATGCGGGCCAGAGTCCGAGCCAGGGCCTGGAGCGGGGCGAAGACCTCGCGCTCGAACTTCGTCCCGCCAAGAGCCCTCGCCGAGTCCGCATCCGATATGAACAGCTTCTCGAATTCCACGGGCTTGGGGCTATGACTGCTCATGCGATCCTCGCGCCCTTGGCCCTGGCCTCGGACCTGACCCTGGCCTCGGCAACCGGGTACTCGCGGTCGCAAGCGGCGCTTACTCCCAGGCTCTTGACCCAGCGCGCTATCTGACCCAACTTCGTGATCAGCGCCGACGGCCAGATCACCCGAGAGTGCACGTAGGCCAATGACGGATACGTGCAGTGAAGGTCCCCGCGCTCTAGGCCCCGGGCGATCTCGGCGATGAGGCGGAACCTCCGGTGGTTGATGTCGCTGAACCTCAGGTCGAAGCCCAGCGTCCCCAGGGAGCCAGCGAGGTCGCAGGTCGCGACCCAGCCCCTGGGCCAGGGGTGGCCGATCCCGCGTATCTGGTACTTGGCGATCCCGAACTCGGTCGCGCCCTGGGCCCTGACCTCGTAGCCGATATCCTCCCTGGAGAACCCCTCCGCCTTCAGCGCTGACTCAGCGACGCAGACGTTGCACATGCCCAACCTCCCTGACGACCAGCCCCGGGACCACGTACCGGGGCGCCGAGACCCCGCTCTCCCGGAGCCCTTTGGCGCGCCGCCAGATTTTTTTCCACCACGGGACGGTCGCGATCACGACGGCCACGCCCTCGGCGCAGACCAAGCACATGGTCAGACCGTCTCCTCGATCCTCTTCGCGACCCCGCCCTCGATGCTGAGCCTGGTCAGCTTCAGGTGCGGGGGCTTGTTCGAGGACGAGTTCAGGGACAGGTACAGCTTCTTGACGTATGACTGCATTACTCCGTCCACGGTCACCACCGACTCCGCCGCGCTCTTCTTGGTGTCGAACGAGATCAAGACCTTAGCCATGTTATTCCTCCCTAACCCCTTACCGCCAACGACTCCATCGCCGCCTCAAGGTTCCCACCAGACTCGGAGAAGGCCTTGGTGAGGTGAGGCCTGAGGGCGTGGTCGATGAACAGACGCCGGTCCACCAGCTCCAGCTTGTTCCACAGGCGCTTGACCTGGGCCAGCGGACCGTCTCCGACGAAGAGGACCTCGGAATCCTTAGTAGTCACTCTGGCCACCCCCTAGTACAGGCGACCGTCCCGGCCCCGGTCGCAATCACCGTCGCGGCCACGGCCACGGCCACGGCCACGGCCACGGCCACGGTCACTGTCCCCATCACCGCCGCGACCGTCTCCGTCCCGGTCGTCACCGCCTCTACCGTCGTCGCCGCGCCTGTCGCGGTCGCGGTCGTAGTCGTGGTGGTGATCGCGGTCATCGTGATCGTAATCTTCGTGGTGACGGAACCGATCGTGGTTACCGCACTCGGAGAGGTCGGCGACAGCGAGTGTCCCCAGCCCTCCCGCGCCTCCGACGCCGGTCGCGGGGATGATCCCGGGGGCGCCCGCCACTGCGGTCTTGTCGACTTCTTCGCCTACGGAGGTCGTGACCTGCAACAGCGTGATCCTGCCACCGTAGCCGCCGCTGCCACCGGCCCCGCCCAGACCAGTCCCGAATCCGGAGCCGCCGACCCCTCCGACTCCGCCGTTGGCGCTGATCGCGGCCCGCGCCGTCTCACCGCACAGGCGCTCGTAGGCGACGTAGACCCAGCCCCCGCCCGCGCCCGCGCCACCGCCGCCGCCCCCGCAGTTCCCGGCGACGACGCTCCCGCCCGCGCCCCCGGCCCCGCCGTCTCCGCAGATGGCGGACGCCGCCGTCATCCGGCTGTAGCGGATGGTCCGCGCATATATAGCGAGCACGGTCCCGCCCGTGGCGCCGCCGCCACCGCCGCCTCCCGCATTGGTACCGTCACCGGCCCCGGAGCCGCCGCCAGCTCCCGAGCACCCACCCTGGATCAGCTGCGTGCCCCGGAGCATGTCCGTGGACCAGCGCCGGATCGGCAGGACCAGCGCCGGTGCCACCGAAGGCGACCCCGCGCCGCCGACACCGGAGGCGCCGAGCCCGCCAGCCCCCGACGCTCCCGAGGCCCCGCCGTTGCCGGGGGAGGTCTCGGAGCCGGGAAAACCGACGGCCCCCGCCCCCACTGTGCCGTTGGCCCCCTCCGACCCCGGGGTGTTGGTGCCGATGGTGTTCGGCATCGCTGGGCTCTGCACGAGTCCGCCGACATTACCGAGCGCGGCCATCCCCGGAGCGGAGCCGCCCACGATCGCCCGCGCCGGAGCCGAGGTCAGGTCCAGGGTCCCGGAGACGAAGACGCGGTAGCCGTTGGTGACCAGGGACCCGGTCCCGCTTATGGACAGGTTCTCGTAGTACATGTCCCGGGACAAGATCACGGGCACGGTCGAGATCAGGATGGAGCCGTCGGAGCCGTCGCCGAAGCTCTGGCACACGCGCTGGGGCAGGGCCATGTCCGGGTCCTGCCACGTCGCCGATAATTTCGAGGTCGCGGTCAGGACCTGACCGGGGCAAGCGCAGCCGCTGACGGTGACCCCAGCCGCCGCCGCAGGCTCCTGGCGACCGATGCACTCGACGACGCCGGAGGCGAGCAGCTGCTGGAGTTCGCGGGAGGACTTGGCCGCCGCGTCGAAGATCATGATTTCGGAACGGGGTCCCATGATCAGGCCAGGACCCAGGGGGCTCGGGAGCAGGTCCGAGATCGTGACGGTCGCGTTCAGGGTATTCTTGATCAGCATCGGTGGTTCTCCTTTGTGGTTACATTGTTCGGCGGCGCGTCAGCGCGGCCCTGTGCGTCTTCTTGCTCCTCTCTGATCTTGCTCAGCACCAGAAAATTAGTGGGCTCTCCGGCCAGGCCCTTCCTGCTCGGATTCGGGTCGTGGACCAGGCGGTCGTAGCGCCAGACCACAGCGTGGGTGCAGCCTACGATGTTCGGGCTCTTGCCCACGGCGATGCAGTAGCCGTGGGGCTTCAGCGGCGGGTACACCGAGTAGAACTCCAAGCCCCTCTCCCTGAGGAAGTTCCACATCGGCTTCGCCCAGCTCTCGTCCTCGGCATACCTCGCGAAGTCGGAAAAATTCGGGACCTGATCCGGGGTCAGCTCCAGGATCGAGGCCAGGCAAGCCCTGAGGCAGTCGCCGCGACCGCGCTCCACTATCCGCTGATCCACCGGTCTCATCCTAGCTTCCCCGCGATCTGGTTCCGCGACCACTCAAAGTATGGATCGTATCCCAAGTACTCGTATCCGACGAAGTCGTCGGCGTCAGCGTCAGCGTCAGCGTCAGCGTCAGCGTCAGCGTCAGCGTCAGCGTCAGCGAACAAAATCTCCGGCGCTGGTCGGGGCAGGCGCTCGACTCCGGTCAGGATCACTCGGGCGTCGACCTCCCTCACTATCGGGGAGGCTGCTCCTGGGAAGAGGCCGGACTCGTAGGACTCGATGAAGGCCACGGCCTCGGGCGTGGCTCTTACGGGCTTCACGGCCCAAAGTCCCTCAGTATGTGGGATCACGATGCCGGTGGGGATGGATGGCAGGTCCGTGACGAGGATGGTGACGGGGAAGGTCGCGGTCACTGATCCTCCGGGAAGAGAGGGGTCGATGGTCGAGGGGCCGGTGGGTTCAGGGGCGAGGGGGCGGCGTGAGTTGTCCCTAGACTTGTCCAGAACCAGGCCCTGGAATTGTGCAGAAATTTTCTGGAAAATTTAACAGAGGCGCCGATAGCGGAGGCCAATATTGTCCTGGGAGTTGTCCGCGATCCCTGGAGGGAATGGGTTGAAAAAAATTCCAATTTCTGTGGCCCCATAGTGTCCGCCTGGGGGAGGGGGGGCCCTACCTTTCTCGCCCAGTTCCCAGCCGGTCCCGGGCCCTCAGAACCCCCGACGCCTACCACCCCCGCCGATCCCGCCGGGCCCGCGACCTCAGCCAGCACCACCAGTCCCGCGACCGCGAGCAGGGCCATAAGCGCCGAGGAAGCCAGTCGGATCACGCGGCCTCCCCCGGGTTCTCCGGAGCCTGCCCCGGCGCCGCCTGCTCGCCGGGCTTGTCCTTCGCCCGCCTCTGCTCCATGAGCTTGGCCGCGCCAACGGTAATGAGCCTGGCCAGGGTCTGCTGATCCTCGTGGTTGAGGACGGACTTCAGCTCGTTCATGAGCTGGGTCCCGGCCTCCCTCCGCAGCGTCATGGGGTCGGCGCCGCCCTGGGGGAGGTCGCCCTCGACGCGCTCGACCGCGAGGAGGGCGGAGGCCATGGTCTCAAGGGTCACACCCGCCGTCTGGTAGGTGTAGGCCGGTGACTTCATCGCTATTACCAGTGCCAGGCGCAGGACCTTGCGCCTCAGCGGCCTGATCGCGGAGTGCGCTGTCATCTTCTTGGCTTCTTCCATGACCTCGGTGAAGCCTAAGGCGATGTCCTGGTCTTGCATCGGGTCCCAGCGCTTGTCGAAGCCAGGGGGCATCAACGTACCAGTGACCGCCGAGGCCTGCGGGGGGTTGCCCTGGGCCCTGAGCATGGCCCTGCTCACGTCCGCGACCTCTCCCAAGGCCCCGGCTAGACCGGCCTTTGTCCGGATGGCCTCGATCCTGTCCATGAGCCCGAACTCCTTGGACCATGTCGTGATGGACTTGCGCGCAACGTGGTAGCGCTTCGCGATCTCGGGGTTGGTGAGAGTGGGGTCGTGCCAGAGCCTGACGAACGCCGCTATCTGCTCCGGGGTCTGAGGCTTAAAAGGGCTGACCAGGCCATTCTTTTTTGGCGGTAGCGGTGCCGAGTCCGAGCAGAGCCCTTGACGTGGGCTCTGTGTTAAGTGGGTTTTATCGCTTTTTTTGGTGTCATCGGGCTTAGGGATCGAGGATTCAGGGGATGCCAGCGGTTCGGGAGTTCCGGGTGGGGTCGGCTGGTCCGGGGACAGCGGCAGGGGCGGGAGGGGATGAGTGTCAGAAGGTGTCAGGGAAACGAAGGGATCGACCGGCGGCTCGCCACATACCCCGCCAGGGCCATGAGACCCATCATCTCGATTATAACCACTATTTTGCTGGTCCTTGGACTCTACCGAACCAGGATCAGCCACTGGCGCGCTGTCTGGCAGAGCCCTCGCCGTGGGCTCTGAGATTTCCAGCGAGTCAGGGTCTTCCGGGACTTCGCCAAAGTCGCTTAAATTGATCATTTCACCGCCCCCGCGCCATCACACCCACCGTGCCATCGAACCCACCGGGCCCGCACGGACAGACCCTGAAGCCCTTCAGGCTCAGGCCATCAGACCGCCTACTTTTCACAGAGCCCAAGCCGTGGGCTCTGCCGTTCTCCCATCCCAAACCCGCCCTCTACACCTGCCACCATCACCGGACCAACTATCCCAAAAGTTTGGGGCTAGAGCCAATCCCTGGGGATCAACCCCCGCCCCTGGAAGCATCCTGGGCCTGCCACCGGCCAGGGGCCGGGGAGCACCCAGTAGCTGCCGTGGTCGTGATCACCATCATGATCACCACCGATCGGGGGAGGAGTCGCTCTGGCGCCTGCGTCTCCTCCCTGGCCCCCTGCGCAGTCTCATGGAGTCTGCGCTGCCTATGCCCTGCTACTGCTCTACCTCTGCGGGCATCAGCGTCAGCGTCAGCGTCAGCGTCAGCGTCAGCGTCAGCGTCAGCATCAGCGTCAGCATCAGCATCAGCGTCAGCATCAGCATCAGCATCAGCATCAGCTCCTACACCATCAGCTGAGCATTCGCCGGGGCCGAGGGCGGTGGCTCCGCGCCGATCCTGGCCGCGCGGGCACCTTCCCCCGATCGCTGGTGATCATCACCATCACCATCACCATCACCACCATCACCACCACCTTCAAAGAGCGAGCCCCTGCCGATGCCGCTGGTCAGGGGCTGACCACTGGGACCGTGCGCGAGCGCGGTCCCAATATGTACATGATTAAAATATAGCTCAGGATCATTATCCTGTCAAGCCCCGCGCGCGATCCCGGCCCCGTCTGGAACGCTCCGGCCCCCACACGCTTCTCGGAGCGGACTTGTCCAAGGCAACTATCCCCTCTGACCACATATGGATTTCCTCTGTTCCCGTCATTGGCCCAATCATGCATTGTCTCCCCACACCTCCAGGAGACTGGGGTC